TGCCTGTTGTGCCTGTTGTGCCTGTTGTGCCTGTTGTGCCTGTTGTGCCTGTTGTGCCTGTTGTGCCTGTTGTGCCTGTTGTGCCTGTTGTGCCTGTTGTGCCTGTTGTGCCTGTTGTGCCTGTTGTGCCTGTTGTACCTGTTGTACCTGTTGTGCCTGATGTACCTGTTGTGCCTGTTGTGCCTGCGGTTCCGGCTACTGATTTGATTTTATTTAATAAGTTTGTTAATTGTGTTGCGTACTGAATTATTTCTGGCGTAACTAAATCTTTACTAGGGCCATTTGTCAAGTCGTTAATAAGATTTTCTTTGGTCGAACCAATTTCATTTGCGATATTGGTTAGTAGGGAATTTATATTTTGTTCTAATATCTGAAGATCATTAGAAGACAATTGTTTTTTACCTCCCAAACCTACAGATCCTTTTAATTTATCAAAAAAACCAGCTTCATTTAAAAATTGAGTATATAACTCTTTAGTATAATTCATATCATTCATATTATATATATAGTTTTTTAATAATCGACTTGTATGCTGATTCTTGTACTGTCGGAGTAACTGATTTTCCAGCTTTTGTTGCCAACTTAGCTAAAACATCTTCATCAACTGGATTCCCCATTTGCTTAGCCATACTCATTGCAGTGTATGCAGTTTCTGCTTCGTTTGGTGTCAATTTATCAATAACACTTACGCCATTTATAGATATTGGTATATGGCCTCTTAACTCAGCAGTCAGATTGAGAGTTCGTGGTCCAACTCCTGAAAAAAACTGATTTCTATCAATTATTCCGGCATCCATAGCTTTTTTCAAGATTCTATACTGATCCACACCCAGAGATTTGGTCGCCATAAATTTTTGCAAGTAAGCATCCATAGCTTTATTGTCACCTTGTAAAGCAAGTTTGCCAATTTCTTTTAGAGGTTTGTCAGTATATGATTGAGTAGCAGTATCTGCTATACCTGTTGCTAATTTAGTCAATGATTCTTTAGGTATTCCGCCCGCACCATTAATAATGTCTGCGAGGTCAGATCGGTCCTGGAACCTAATGAATGTTTTTATATCAGGATAACTCTCCGATTCTTCTTTAAAAGCTTTGTACAATTCTGGAGTGTTTTTAATAATAGTAAGTAATTTTTCATCACCACCTCGTCTAGTGGCGACCATTAATTTTGTTATATCAGCCTCAGATACTTTAATATTTCCACTGGTAATATTTTGATCTGATATGTCAGCGCCTGGAACTCCTGTAAAATAAGACTTAGCGCCGTCAATAAATCCACCACCTTTGAAGTAGCTAAATAGTCCTTTTGTAAGTGCGCCACCAACTAAAGATAAACCTGTAACTAATAATGCATTTTTTAATGCATCTTTCCAAGATTCTTTTTTGAGATAGTGACCAACAATTGTTCTTACTAATAATCCAGTTAACACACCGATTACCAAAGATGTGCCTACAGTAGCACCTGTTAATGATATTGATAACATTTTTGTAATGTTAATTAATAGACCAATTATGGTATTAGTCCATTTTGGATTCAACTTTGTAAAATCTTGTAATTTATTGAGCATCGATGTTCCTGAAGAATCACTTTCATATGTTATGGTGCCATCAGCTGCTCTTTTTGCAATCTTCATACTTGGACCCAATTTGGTCATTATCATTTGCCAAGCCGATCCTTGTTTTTTAGCGTCTAAAATATCTGATTTTAATGCAGATGACCAATTTACAAATCGATTGAGTGCATTTACCACAATTGATTGAAATAAAGTCATTGCAATCTGACCTGCTTTACCACCCAATTCTTTTGTTTTTAATGCTGCCTTTTGAATAATACTTGGTTCGGCACCAATATTTTTTGGTACAGATGTGTCTTTTAATCTTTCATCAGAATCAACGTTATCTAAGTATTGTTTATTATCTGTGTGAAATTTATTGATTAGTGATAGTATATTTTTTGAAGTATCTGCTGTTGATACTGGATCTGTGGAAGCTTCTACTAACAATGATATATCAGAAATTTGTTGATTGTTTTCACGTATTTCTTTTAATACTTTACGTGTACCAACACTCAATTTAAATTCTGCTAAATGTAAATTGTTAGTTTCTATGCATTCTTGAAGAATTGCTAATTCCTTCAACATTCGATTGAATGTGAATTCTAATTTTTTTAAATTGTAAATCTCTTGCTTAGATAATTTTGGATTTAACAGTTGATTTTCTTCCAATAAAGCTATCATATTTATATAAATATGTATACGTGAATAAAAACTGATTAAAATAAACTTGACGTATATGCGTTTTGTATATATTATTACGTTATGTTCTAAGGCTGGTAATCTTAGAATCCGTAGTTATATTACCACATTCAAATATTAAATTATAAATTAGTATGACAGCGAAAAGCGACAGTTTGACAGATAATAATATTAAGTACGTAATTCTACGAGACGGTAGAAGAGTTTCCGATTTGGAATATACTTCCAAGGATGAGGCTAGAACGGAGTATGAACATTGGTCATCAATTATTAAACGATGGCCGGATGGTTCTAAAATTGAAATTGTAGAAACGAAAGGTAAATAATGAGTGGTACTACATTTGGGTTAAAACAAAGAATTGTAGCAGCTGGTTCTGAGAAAGAAGTGTTGGATTTGTTGCAACTTGGCAAAACTTACACAGATGCTTCTCAAGAAACAATTCGTTCTTGGAAAAACGCTTCTAACAGAAGGTTACAACAATTAAATTCAACCGTGACACAAACAGAAACGGTCGAAAACGATAGTGACAAACCTGTTAAAAAGAAGAAGAAAAAGTAAAAGGTTAGATAAATTGGTTATGAAAAGACGTTACTTCGGTAACGTCTTTATTTTTTGTTATATACTTATATATGATGACAGATAAGTACTCTTCATTAACTTTGCCATCTGATTATGATCAGATGGAGAGTTTAATTAAATCTAATAAAATTAAATTGATGGAACAAATTGTTTCATCAATATGTTATGCGGTAGACAATAATTTGAATGCGATAGAGGTCTTTAACTTTAAAGATTCTGATTTCATAGTAGTATTAGACCGCAATTCATTTGAAGATAATCTAAATAATATTTACGAATATTATATTTTGTCTGAGAAATATGAACATTGTGGTCGTGTTTTAAACATTAAACAACAACTAACCAACAAAAATGAGCAAGAAAAAAGACACAAGCCCAAAGGTTCATCAAAACGAAAAAATTAGAGAAACAATAAAAATTGATGACCGAACTCTTACGCCAAAACAAATTGAATTATTAAATTTACTACAAAATAAAACAACTAAACTAGTCTTCATTTCAGGTCCAGCTGGAACTTCAAAAACATATACATCTGTATTAGCCGGTTTAAATTTGATAAACCAAAAAAGAGTAAGTGAAATCGTATATGTCAGAAGTATTGTAGAAAGTAGTGATAGTAAATTGGGATTTTTACCAGGTGAAATGGATGAAAAGATGAGTCCTTACATTCAACCACTAATAGATAAATTAGAAGAATTATTGCCAAAACACGATATTGATAAGTTAAAAAAAGAAGAACGTATTCACGGTTTTCCAATAAATTTCTTACGTGGTTTGAGTTGGAACGCTAAATGTATTGTAGCTGATGAAGCTCAGAATATGAGTAAGAAAGAATTGACCACATTAATTACCCGTGTTGGAGAATTTAGTAAGTTGTTTATATGTGGTGATCCCGATCAAAGTGATATCAATGGTAAAAGTGGATTTGTGCCAATGATGAACATCTTTGACGATGAAGAAAGTAGAAATAACGGAATTTATGTATTTAAATTCGATGAAGATGATATTGTTAGAAGCGGTTTAGTAAAATTTATATTAAAAAAACTAAAAAATGTTGGGTGATTAATAATTATTAATATATTATGGCGATAGTATCCAATCAAGGTAGAACTGTTCCCGAATTACCAACACTAACAGCTGGTACTATCGGTAATAATGATTATTTAATCATACAAAATGTAAGTAGCAACTCTACAAAAAAGTCTACTGTTAGTAGTTTTGTACAAAAAACAGCAAATCTTCTAACAACATTCAACAACTTGAATTTTGTAGGACCAAATAATACATACACGGGTTCATTTAGAAGTTTTGAAGGTGACAACTATTCTGTCATAAGTCAAAAGGTACCAAATATATTTAAAAGAGCCATAGTAAGTGATTATCTTACTATCGGATACAATCCATCGGCGCCAACGTTTTTGGGAATCTATGCAAAAACAATAGATGTTAATCAATCACTTGGCGGCGGTGGCAATATTACGTTTACTGGAAATTCTATAAATAGTCAAATAACAGTTTTAGATTACCCTAACGGTCTAACTCTTGAAAATACTCCATTTAATATAGAACAACTCACAGCTAGTGTTGGTATAACAGGCAGTTTAAAAGGACGTTTACTAGGCAATGTAACGGTTGGTATAGGTAAAAGTTCATTTAACAATGTAGATGTAAATAACAATTTATATGCTGTAAATGGTGAAATAGACAACGCAGCTATAAATGGCGGTTCTATTGGTGGGGTAACTATTAATAATAGTCCGATTGGAACTACTGTGCCAAATGTCATATCTGGTTCAAAGATTTATTCTGCAAATGGATTTTCAGGAGTATTTTCTGGTAGTGGTAATATCTCACTCACAGGTAGTTTAAAAGGTAAGTTAACAGGTAATGTTACTGCTACCACTGGTACAAGTGTATTTAACAATATTACTGCAGCTAGTGTATATTCAAGTGTATATATTGAGTCACCATCATTTATAGGCACAGCTAGTTATTCTTACAATGGAAATGGAGCACTATCATCTTTATCCAGTAGTTACGCACAAACCTCAAGTATGTGTATGTCAACTACCGCAGATACCGCTTCGTATTTAGTTTGGTCAAACCTAAGAGTAAATGGTACATCTAGTTATTCTTATAATGGCAATCAAAAATATTCATCTTTTTCGAGTAGTTATGCACTTACTTCAAGTAAAGCTATAAGCAGTAGTTATTCTACAAGAACTACCAGTGCTTCATACGCATTGAGAGCTTCAACTGTACTTGGAACTGTAGATAATGCTTTACATTCTATAACCGCTGATTCTTCAACTACGTCATTAACATCCTCTTATTTGTTAAAAGGATCTTTGAATAGTTCAAGCGCTGTACCATATTTTGATGGCAACAGATTAACAACATCTCCTCTATTTTATAAAAATGAGTTTGGTCAAATAAATTTTTATGTATCTGCGTCTGCTAAATACGCTCAATCAAATCTTTTTGTAGTAAATAGAGGATCTGGTACATTAAGTTCAGCTGGTTTTGTATTGCAAAATAAAAACAGATCAACTGGATATCCAAATCAAGATCAGTGGTTTATACAATCCGTTTCCAGTGGCAGTTTGACATTGAGTATTACCACAGGATCATATCATCTTAAAAATAGTACCATTACATCGAGAACTTCGGATTCATCTGGTACAATGGCCGCATTGAAACAAATACGTAATGGTTTTTATTTCTGGCCATATATTAATACGGATTCAGCTGCTAGAGATGGTTCAGTTGGTATAGGTGTAACTCCTCCAGCAGAGCCAAGTGGTTCTATAAATAAGTATCTACGTGCTAAGTTGCAAATCAGAATGTTTAGTGGTAGCAATGAAGCCGCAAACGTTGCTGGATCGGTATTAGCTGGTAAATTCGTGGGAGGTGCTCCAGTTGGAGTAGAAAACAAACAAACCGCTATATTAGTACAATATGGATCAAGTAGTTTTGCCAATACATTTTATGTATCCAGTAGCGGTGATATGCGTGCTTATGGATCTATCAGTGGTAGTAAAATGTATTCTTATGGAAATATTAAAGTTGACAATGGTTCAATTATTTCCAAGACAGATGCGGCTATTATCACAGGATCTTTCAAGGGTAATTACCAAAAAGATTATACAACTGTAAGTGCTACTGTTGCAGCTGCAACTACCAATTTGAGTTTTGATGATTATGATATGATCTATGTAACGGCTACAGCATCTCAAACTTTTAATGTAAATCTGACTCAAAAGAAGGTGTGTTATTTGTATTTTTATAACAATAGCGGTGGCACTTCATTTACGTGGAGCACCGGTACACCTAATTCTTTAAAGTGGCCAGGTGGTTCGGCATCAAATCCATCAAATGGGTCTAGAGACTTGTATTCAATTGTATTGATGGGCAGTGAAATTCTTATTAATCGAATAGGAGCTTCTTACTCTTAATACTTTATATTTATAAAATATGTCAACTCCGTGTAACAGTTTAAATGTACAACTAATAAAGGTCAGCGATCTAGCAACTTATTCTAGTATCAAAGATGCAGATCAACTGATGGTTATTGAAAATACAGGTGGTTCAAAATATTCTAGAAAATCCACTTTATCTGATTTAAAAGATTATGCTAACTCAGATGGTATATCTGGATATACCACTTCTTTATTTAATACCACAACTGATAGTAATAGTATATCATATTATTCATCTGGAAATGTTCTTTCATTTTCCCACGGATTTTCTGCTGTACCTTCTTTGGTCCGAGTAGTTTTAAAATGTAATAGTAATGATGGAAGATTTGTTATTAACCAAGAAGTTGACGTAACATCTTTTTTCAATAACCAAACAAAACCAATTTGCAGTATCGTTTCGAGTTCTAGTACTGTGTTACTAATTGTCCCAACTTATACCAGCATTACTGTTTACGACTATAACAGTAGCACCAGTGTAATAAGTCAATATAATATCGATACAACCAAATGGTATCTTAAAATTTACGCCTGGAAGTAATTATGTCAACTACCTGTAATTTAATACAACAAGTAAAAGTTAGCGATCTGGTACGATACAGCACGTTAACGTCTAAAGATTTAATTTTAACAATTGAATCTGGTTCTTCCAACGATTTATACTCCAGAAAAAGCACATTTGGGGACGTTGTAACATTTTTATCATCTGTAACAGGATCTTATACCGGAAGTTTTTCTGGATCTGCAAAAACATTAAGTGGTACTTTTACAGGAAGTTTTACTGGTAGTTTTCAAGGTGATCACTCCGGTAGTTTTAGTGGAAACTTCAACGGTACCAATACAGGTAGTTTTACAGGCAGTTTTAACGGACTAACAACGGGAAAATCCAATACTTCAGGATCATTGAGTGGTAGTTTTTATGGTTATATATTGACTAAGAAAGCAAGTGCTAGTGGAAGTTTCAGTGGAAGTTTATATGGTTCATTGATTAGTAAAAACTCTAAATTAACTGGTAGTTTTAGTGGTGTTTCAAGAGGACGTTTCTCAGGAAGTGTTTCTGCTAGCATCAAGGGTTACATTAGTGCATCAAATCATTACAACGCAAATAGAAAAGTTGCATTTTATGGTACGGCTAGTTGCGCTAAAACCGCTTCTTATGCTTTGAATTCAGGAGGAAACATAACAGGCACTGGTACTGCAAATCAATTTACATACTGGACAGCAGGCACTGCTATAGGATCTACTAATTATCTGGTGAGAAATAGTAGTATTAATAATTTGGGAAGTATGGGTTCAGGTAGAGTTACTGTAAACAACCCATTACAATTTTCCGCTGTAGGTGAACATTTGATTCAAAATTCTTCATCGGGTCAATCCATATATGGTATAGGATTACAAACCTCAAACAATTATTTAAGAACATCTGCTAATTTTGCATTTTATTATTCTGGATCTCACGTAAATACATCAGCTTTACCAGGCAAAGATGTAACTTGGCAATCAGGAAAATCTGGTTGGGGAGTTTTGGGAATCAGACAAAGATTATTAAGTGTTGGAAATATAGTGAGTTCCGACAACGTAAATGCTCAATTACATTTGCATTTAAGTGGGTCTACTGGATGGCCATCTGGATACAATCCAAATTCAAATGTATTTTTAATTACATCTGGTAGTTCACAAACCAAATTATTACGTGTTAGTGGAAGCGGACAGTTGGATGTTAGAGGTGATATAGTTGCACTTTCTACATTTGCTACATCTGATATCAGACTTAAAGATAATATTAGACCAATTGAAAATGCACTGAAAAAAGTGGAACAAATCAATGCAATTGAATTCAATTGGAAGTCTAATGGCAAACAAGATTTCGGAGTTATTGCTCAACAAATTGAACAATTGTATCCTGACTTGGTAATGGAAAATCTTGAGGGATACAAAGTTGTAAAATATAATCCATTGATAGCACTATTATTAAAATCTATTCAAGAACTTAACAAAGAAGTTCAAGAACTAAAAAATAAGATTAAATCTTAATATATATAGGATATATGCCTGTCAATATATTAAATAGATTTGGACCGATTAGTTTTAAAAGTGAAACCAACAATAGTGAAAATTTATCTATCAATAGTTTATTAAGTAACTTTTATAATCCAGGATCAAGTAATTTTTCTATATCACAGAGTTATTACCAGATGGAAAATAGAATCGGTAATTCCAATACTGATTCAAGTACGATTAATATCACAAAAGCTTTGGGAGTTGGGTTTATAAACAAAGACAATAGAAGACCAATAAAATTTAGTGAGTTTTATGGCGCATCTTATATAAGCAGTTCTTTTAAAGTAGCTGCGTCTACAGGAGTAGCAACTGTTAAAATTTATTCACCAAGCGTTATACAAAACAACAACTTTTTAACCAACAACATACAAGATAAAGTTTATCAATATACATTGTATTCTAAATCTGATGTTACTACTCCAATTGTTGATTCTGGATGGAATAAAGTTTTTTCTTATGCTAAATCAGGAGATAACATCGAATTGTTTTATAATTTGGTAGATACGAAAGCTTATAAATTGGTATCAAAAGATTGTTTATCGAATGCATTTACGTCCAGTATGTTTATAGGCACTTGTGCCAGTGCCGTAACGGATAATACAACTTATACATACACAATAACCGCTGCAGATTTACCTACTGCAAGTTCACTACTGTTTCAAAAAATCAACGGTGATAAAACTGCAAATGGATATACAAACACCAAAATAACTGATTTATCAAACATATTAAATAACTTAAATAGTTTGTTACAAAATCCCAATATAACAACATACAAATCGAGTGGACAACTTTTGCCTATTATATCTTACAGAGATAACTTAGGATACAATAGAACTTTGACATTTGACGGATTGATTTTGCAAAAATCAAATACACCTGACGGATCACTTGGATATTTTTATACAGGTTTGGTTACAGCAACTAGTTTGGGTGGAACAAATGTTAATTATGAATATGCATTTGAAAACACATCTACATTTGGTCAAATAACACTTTATATTTTGGGTACACAAGATTCAAATGCATCCTCTTGTACGTCTCCACCAGCAACTGTTGGAAATTTTCCAACAAATATATCATTTACAGGTCCGAGATGTGGTTATTTAGATTGTGGTGATGGTTATACTCAACCAGTATGTAATCCAACTTCTACTACTCAAATAAAACACAGTGGTAGCTTCATAATCACGAATAACAACAATGCGGAAATGTTGGCAACTATTAGTCCCACTTGGACTAATTTAGATGGAACACCATTAAATGCATTAATTAACACTGTTGATGTTAGTCCATCAGGAATGTTTTCTATTTCTGCTAATAGTACACGTAAAATTAGCATTGGTTTTGGTTTATCTAATTATCAAAACACACTTCAACCAAAAACTTTTACGGCTAAAGGTTCTGTAAATTTGACTTTACCATTAGGATATTCTCCGCAATCTCAAAATTGTGAGATTATAGCTAGTTTTGATAAAAATTCATGTAATATAAGTTTGCCTCTGAAACAAGTATGGATCACTCCAAGTTTTTGGCAAGATATGGGAGTAGATGAATTATCATGCAATTCAAATCCAAATTCCGCTCAGATTGTATCAAATCCATCTTCTACAATTCAAGTGAGACATAGTGGTAGTTTTATAATAACGAACAATTCGTCTGTTACACCAATTACAATTACGTTTGATAAAAATAATTGGAAAAATCAAAATGGTACCGTTATCGATTCTTTACTTACTCCGGTCGAGATGAATCCTGATTCACCTATCATACTACAACCAAACGAAAGTAAAAAAATATCAGTGTCATTTGGAAAAAACAATTATAATAATCCAAGTCAACCAGTTAGTGTGTATTTAAATTGTCCATTTACCGCAACTACAGATTCAAATTATTATATAAATCCAATTTCTCAAAATACGTTTTATTTTTCATCTGATAAAAACAGTTGCGTTGTCACCACGCTAAAAACTCCAAATTGGCCACAAGATATTGGTATATCGGGTGGGGCAAATTCTATAAATTGTAATTGTGGTACATCTACATCTCCGCAAATATGCGATCCTACACTTTTAACACAAATAAAACATACAGGAAGTTTTGTTATTCTAAATAACAACCCCGATTCAATGACAATTACTTTGAATCAAAATTGGACCAATAACGATGGCAGCGTATTAAATTCGTTGTTATCGCCTGTTACAATTGATCCACAATCTCCCATTTCTATTGAACCATATAAATATAAAAAAATAAGTATAGGAGTCGGGATTGCAAATTATTCAAATTCAAATCAACCAACAAGCATTGATATAAAAAATGAAGCTGTGGCCACTCTACCATCAGGATACAGCGAGACATCTAAAAATATAACAATTAGATTTTTATCCGATAAAAATAAATGTAAAAAAGAAGTTGTTACTCCAGTGATACCTCCAGTGGTTACACCTGTAACAAGTAATCTTGGGTGTATTAGTTATAATCCAAGTATGTTGGAGAGTTGGACACAGATAAAAACCAGAACAGTAGTAACAATTGCCTACAAAACAGGTACATCTGCAGATAAAACTTTTGCTAAAGCGGTTGTTAATGCTTTGCCAAATTCAGGCTGTACATTACCTTCTACTATAACTCAAGACGGATATACTATTAATATTTCGTGGACATTAGATCCAGCCGGAGGTCAAGACTATGCGTGTACCACTGGTGCATCGGGACAATTTTCAGGTACTTATACAGTTGTAACAACAAATTCAATATTGGGTAGTGCAAGCTTTTACATATTGTTCTTGAGAAGAAACAATAATATTGTGTCTATCGAAAACTATATTAATTTGTGTCAAACAGGTGGAGTTTCGTCTGTAGGATAAAAAATATTGACATTTTTCAAAATTTGGTTATATATATTGTTGAATGACACGGATGTGTTATTCACTATAGTGCTCGAATGAGGCTATTAGGTTAATAAGTTCGATAGAATTATTAAAAAGAAAGGTAAATATATGTCAGTAGTAAAATATAGTCCGTTTGCATTGCGACACATTGATCGTGATGAATTTTTAACACCATTTGACCGCGTATTTGATGAAGTATTTGCGGCTCACTTCCCAGAATTAAACAAAGAATTAGGTGTTGGTTTTTTTGAAAAACAAAGTTATCCCCGCGTAGATGTTATTGATTATAATGACCGTGTGGAAATTTTAGCTGAAATTCCAGGTTTGTCTAAAGACGAAGTATCTGTAGATGTACAAGAAAACGTACTTACTATCAGTGGTCAAAAGATCAAAAACGTGGATGATAAGGAGTCTACAGGAAAATACATTCGTAGAGAACTAAAGCACAGTAGTTTCAAACGTAGTTTTACTTTAGGAGATCAAATTGATCGAGCGAATCCCACCGCAAAGTTTGAAAATGGATTGTTAAAGGTTACATTATTAAAGGTGAAACCAACGATTCCTGTCACGAAAAAAGTAAAGATTGATTAATATTCAATCAAGGTTATATTAACCCCGTTATTAAATTAACGGGGTTTTTTATTTTTATATATTTATAGATATGATAAAATTTCATCATTTGGTAATGGCAACGTCACTTTTAATCGCCGGGTGTGCTGCCTATTTTAGTGTATATGGTATTGGATTGTTATTTTCAGGAGCAACTATTGCTGCAATGATTATGGCTGGTTCATTGGAACTAGGTAAACTTGTGACAACATCGTGGTTATTCAGATATTGGAATAAAGCCAATATATTAATGAGAACCTATATGATAATTGCTGTATTTGCTTTAATGGCAATTACATCTCTAGGTGTATTTGGATTTTTAACAGCTGCGTTTCAAAAATCTTCATTGGAGACCGAGTTATCTATGAATAAGATTGTCACACTTGAGTCTCAGAAAAAAGAAGAACTTAGTAAGATGGAGTCTACTAAAAAGACAATTGAAAAACTTTATAGTTTGAGAAGTAGTCAAGAGGTCAGATTGAACGAAGTACTTACAAATGTATTAATTGCGAGAAATCCAATACAATTACAAAATATTCAAAATCAGATTAATGATCAGATTGGGGATTTAAACAAACAATTGGAGGGGGAAAATGAAAAGATTAAAACTTATAGTACCAAAGTAAGTTCTATAGATGATAACATTTACAAATTAAAAGTGGATAATAGTCAAAAGAAGGATATTACCACATTTAAATTTGTTGCGGATCAATTCAACACTACAATTCAAACAGTAGTTAAATGGTTCATAGTAGTGCTTATTACAGTATTTGATCCACTTGCAGTTATATTGTTATTGGCATACAATATAAGTAGCAATAAAACCTACGTAGAGGAAGACAAAAATTACGAACTATATAAGAAACAAGAAAAAAATACGGCTGACTCTAATGATAAAAACATATCCGCTACTCCATCTGTTGTTGAAAAGATAGTAGAGAAGCCAGTAGAGGTTGAAAAGATAGTGGAAAAAATTGTGGAAAAACCAGTGGAAGTGGAAAAGATAGTGGAAAAAATAATAGAGAAGCCAATAGAGGTTGAAAAGATAGTAGAGAAGGTTGTTGAACGAAAAGGCAAAACTGGTACGAGAGGTATGTTTAGTTTTTAACAATTACAATTAAAATAATTTTTTATTCGTTTTGTAGATCATCCATATATATGTAGTTATAAGTATGGATGAAACTGAGCTTAAAGAATTGTACAAATTGATCAAAAGATCATACGATGAATCGTGTTGGAAAACCTTAAATGACGCTTTAGATTACATATCTGAATTCGTTGAAGTAGATGATGAATCTCCTATAGACAATGATTGAAATTTTATTATTAATACTGTTATTGGTATCCGTATCAGCTAATGTGTTTTTATTAATCACATTAAAAAAATCATTTAATCAAATAGATATACTTGAAGACTGGATTATAAACTTTAAAAATTCTGTAGAAAGTACTTTTAATAAATTGAAAGATGTTGATAACCGTGGTATATTTGAAAAAGATGACGATGTTGGTTTTCTTTTCACGGATTTGAAACAAATCATTGAATCTTTGAATAAAAAAGTAAAAGAAGAAGAAACCGACAACGTTTGACATTATTACTTGAATGAAAAAAATAAAAAAAAGTAAAGTCATTACCAAGAAAGTGACTAAAGTAGTAAATCCTAAAAAACGTAAAGTATCTGCTATGGTAAAAAGTGTTAATAAAAAAATAAAGAAGCCAACAAAAATAACATCTGTAAAAAAGATAGTTAAAAAACCCAAAAAGGTAAATAAATTAAAATTAGACATTACATATGAATCTAAAAATTTATCTGAGATCAATGTACCCCGCACCATAACAAGCAAAGATGTAATAGTAATTAATGAATTGGACGCGATTAATAAAGAAGTTGAAGAACTTACAGAAGTAAGAAAAAAACGTAGAGGTCGTAATAAAAAAGAAAAAATTTACTTTTCTAAAAAAACCGAAGAAGCTATCATCGAATACAATTCCGAAACCGACAACGTAAAAAGAAATGAAATTTACGAAACTCGTATAAAATACAGCTTTGATAAATTGGTAGAAAATATTTTTAATACATTTAAATTTACTTATTTTGACAACAGTCCATTAGAGATTCAAAAAGAAACCGTAGCACACTTGGTTTCAAATATTCACAAATTTGAAGCTGGTAAAGGTAAGGCATTTAGTTATTTTAGTATTGTAGCTAAAAATTACTTGATATTCCATAACAATAACAATTATAAAAGATTTAATCAACACGTAGATATTAGTGAAACTCCAGGTGAAGATAGTGTTTGTTTGCAAACAGAAGATGCACATCATAAGACTATTCAGACACAAGAGTTTATGAAATTGTTAATTAACTATTGGGAAAGAAATATAACAAAAATATTCACCAAACAAAAAGATCTCAATATAGCATATGCGGTTATAGAATTATTTAGAAACAGCGAAAGAATTGAAAATTTCAATAAAAAAACACTATATCTTTACATCAGAGAACTAAGTAATTGTAAAACACAACAAATTACTAAAATTATCAATAAAATGAAATCATATCAAAATATAGTTATAAAAAATTACATTGATAACGGAAAAATATAATACAAAACAAATAAACCACTCAAATAGAGTGGTTTTTCTATTTATAGATATATGGACTTAAATTTTGAAATTTATAAAGGAAAGAATTTTTCTGGTCTTTGTAAAGACATAGTGAAAAATTCAGAGAGCAAGAAAGATCAAATTGATATTTTAATATCTGAGTTAAGAAGTTTAATTAAAACTGTTAACGACGCTACTATCGTAGTGCCTATGATAAAAGACTATTATGATGTAGGCGTTAAAAACGATGAACAATTGGTCAAATTAGCCGCAGTTATACAAAGATTGGTAGCAAAAGGTGAAGCTACTGGCGAAGGCAATTCAATGGTATTAAGTGAAGACGAACGTAAACAGTTAATGGATGAAGTTATAACAATTAGTAAAGGCGAATAATATGGTAGTTACGGATGTATCCAAATCAAATAAATCTCCACAGTTAAACGATCAACAAATAAAAGATTTGGTTGATATTCGTTCACCTATACAACTCGCCGTTGTAGTTGATGTGATTTTCAATGAAAATCACGTAAAATTGCAGGACGAATATAAACAAAAAATAAATCCACAAACAGTTCCTCTTAACTATAAGAATGAACCAGCCAAAGAAAACGATGTGGATTTTTCGTACATAGGACGGGCCAAAGTAAGAATCTTATCACAAGAAAAAAAGTCATCGGTGGAAAAATTGCCTTGGGCTATACCTTTGGATCAAACTATTACGCAATATCCATTGGTCAATGAACTTGTATTGGTTCAAAAAGTAGGCAATAACTACTATTACAGCAAACCTTTAAATAAATTCAACTTTCCAACCAATATAGATTACACTGTAGAAACAGTATATAGTGAAAATGGAAAGCCTGCTGTGCCTTTTTACTTTGACGGAAATAGAGCTACTTATACATCAGCTCCAATTTATTCAAAATACAATAACATTGGGTATGTTGGGGAATATTTCATTTCCAATCCATTTATAAGACTGATTAGAAAAAACGAAGGAGATACAGCAATAGAAAGTAGATTTGGTCAATCAATTCGTTTTAGTGCTTATGATAATAATAGACTTAATGATAAAGGATCATATCCATCCTATACATTAAACAGCAATTTATTAAAAGAATCTAGTGGTGGTGGATATGGAAATCCAAAGATTACTATTAGAAATAGACAGAGAAATATCTCTTTAGACGAACCACAACAATTACATCCCAAGTTACCACCTATTCCAAAAATAACTCCATCTGAGAAAAATTTTGGTGGACAAATAGATGAAGATATTAACAATGATGGCAGTACAATACAAATAACAAGTGGAAAAACAGAAAGCGATTGGAAAACTACAGTTTATAAAAGTATATTTGGCAAAACGTCAAACGGAGAACCAACTGAAGAACAAGTAAGATTCAATCCGAAAAATTCCACTCCATTTGTATTACCAACTTTAAATGGCGATCAAATCGTAATAAATACCGATAGATTGGTATTGAGTAGTAGATTTGCAGAAACACTACACTTTAGTAAAAAACGTTATGCTGTGACCACTGACAGTGAATACACAGTAGATGCTAATGATAATGTAGTTATAACTACAAATAATACCGCTTGTATAAATGCACCACAAATATTTTTGGGTCAATATGGCGAAACAAATGAACCAGTATTACTAGGTCAAACAACTGTAGATTGGATGTACGATTTGTGTAATTGGTTATTAGACCACGTACACTGGCATCACCACGTACACCCACATCCACATACACATCCTAGATCAGGAGATGCAACGCCTGAAAATACAAAGGATGCTAATCCAGATCAAACGCAAATACCAGTACAACAAATCAAGCTTAAACTGTTGAGAGATAATCTACACAAAACACTAAGTAGAAGAGTATTTGTTACAGGTGGCGGATATGCGCCTGGTAGTAATGGAGTCAAACCACCTGGAAGTGGTGGTGAATGTAAAGATCCAGTAGAAATTAATACGGTTACAGGAACTGGAGTTGTGGGTGATTTCAAAGGTAGAAATCGCCGTGAAGGTCCAGTACAAGTTGAATTTGAATTTGAGGATTAATTATGAGTGATTATTATATATCCTATGAAGAAACTGTACCTTGGAATGGTAGCATTTTTAATGCGAATGAATATAGAAGAGCTATAAACTCATTCTATTCAAAAGTTGATCTCGTAAAACCAAATGCAATAGTGGAAGATGGTGCGACAACCCCAAGTATTTCTGTAAAAAATTTGTCTCCAGACGCAAATTTTCCTAATGAATGGAATTTTAGTTTAAGTGGGAAATTTTCAACATCGAAACGTGATGAATTAACCGGAAATTACTTAGCAAATGTTACTTTAAGTGGAGACGTTAAAGTTCCAAGACAAACATCTAGTGGAAAAACACTGAAATCTATTATAGCATCCGATTTTAAGACTACACGTGGTATTGGAAAGACTCCAGGTGAAGCTTTCAATAATGCTTTTAAACAACTAAGAGAATCTTTGTTACAAACTTTAGCTGATCAAGTTGGTATTTCTGGCAAGGGAATTAAAGTGGAACGACAAGATGCATTTACCGATCCAGATCCCGCTTTAGTAGGACCACCTACACAAACAATTAATGGTGTAGCAAATAAAGCTCCCGTAGTAGATAATCCAAATATAAAACTTCCTACCCAAGAAGTAAAAGGGTTAGATGCAAATGCAGCGCAACAAGCAGCTTCAAAAGCCCAAGACGTAACAAGCAATGCGACATCTCAAGTACAAAGTGCAGCTGGAGGGTTAACATCACAAGTTCAAGGTGCGGCCGGCCAGGCACAAGGTGCATTAGAAGGTGCAGCTGGTCAAGTACAGGGAGCAGCTGGTCAAGCTCAAGGTGCATTAGAAGGTGCGACTGGTCAGGCACAAGGTGTAATTGGCGGCGCTCAAGAATCTGCCGGTGGCGTACTTAGTAATTTATCATCTGGGGTTAAAGGTGCAATTGGAGGAGGTGCTTTAGGAGCCGGTATAGGTGCATTAGCAGGCGGAGGAAAAGGTGCATTGATTGGAGCTGGTGCCGGATTGGTTGCGGGTGGTATAGCTGGCAAAGTCTTTGACAAACTAAATCCTAAAGGAATAAAACCAGATGGACTAGGCAAAGATTGGTCTCCTGATAAATATAGCCCTGAATCTATAGCTGGAAATACTAAATTTGTAAATGCTAAAACAGGCGTGGTTGAATCTACTTCTGAATTAGCTAAAGGATTAAAAGGTGGATTGTTAGGTGGTGCTCTTGGAGCCGGTGTAGGTGCATTAGCTGGTGGTGGTAAAGGTGCATTAATAGGTGGATTAAGTGGTACTGCACTTGGTGCTGGATTATCCGTTGGAGGTGTAACAGGAGGAGCTTTAGCCGGTGGTGGATTGGGAGCTGGAATAGGAGGAATAGTTGGAGGCGGAAAAGGTGCTGTAATTGGAGCAGTTTCTGGAGGAGCTGTTGGTGCAGCTGCAGCTAAATTAGCTAGTGTTCAAAAAGGAATGCCTAAGCCAAATATACCAAAACCACCTAGTACGCCACGTATTAAAACGATTAAAATACCAAGACCATCATATCCAAAAGGCGCAACAGATTTATTAAATTTACCTAAATCTCCTCTGGGTTAATAATTATATATATATAAACAATATGAAAATAGAAGTGCTTAAAGAGTTTATTAAAAAAACAGTACAACAAGAAGTTCGCAACGTATTAAAGACTGAGTTGAAAAGTCAATTATCAGAAATATTTGCGAATAATTCATCAAAGCCTCAAAAAAAGACAAAATCTGCAGATTCTGATCTAGAAGCTAAAATTTTGAATGAACTTGAATCTATGAATGAATCAGTAGCAGAAGTTGAAACTAAGCCTACGAAGAAATATGTTAAATATACAAACAATCCAATGTTGAATGACATATTAAATCAGACTACAGGAGGAGTACCACAAGAAGGTGGTATGGTTAGTATGATGGGTGGGTATGGATCAACTTCCTCTCAAGTAATTACAGAAACAAAAGCTCCCGAGAATGCTCCTGAACCAGTTAAATCTGTATATTCAGCTATGACCAGAGATTATTCTAAGTTGATGAGTGCTATAGAGAAGAAGAAATCTAAGATTTAATTATGTCTAAAAAAGCACTAGGACTTAAAATACCTTTCAGATTGGGTCAAAATGGTTATTTTGAAACCAATGTGGATACTATTTCCCAAGTTTCGAGTAATATAAAGAATCTTTTATTAACACGACCTGGCGAACGTAGATTTAACAATGCGTTTGGGTCTTCTTTATATAAAGTATTGTTTGAACAGAATGAATTACAAGAAATGTTGCCTATGTTGGTAAATCTTATTCAAAATGACGTAAATAGATTTATGAATGGGGTAATAGTAGAAGATGTTAAAGTTCAATTAGTAGAAAATGATGTTGTAAATAATGATTACAATAAAATATTTATAAAAGTAGCCTTTAGTTATAAAGAACTGAAGTCTACAACCGAAGTAATTATCACAAACAATAATATATAATGCAACAACTAATTAACAAAACATTCAAAGCTAATACAAAAGACGTTTTGTATTTAAATCGTGATTTTACTTCGTTAAAGCAACAACTGATCGATTTTACCAAACAGTATTACCCACAAAGTTACAAGGACTTCAGTGAAAGTTCGCCAGGACAAATTTTTATTGAACAAGCTAGCTTTGTTGGTGATGTACTATCTTACTACACTGATTATCAATTCAAAGAAAGTTTTATTCAATTTGCGGGTGAACGTAAGAACATTATAAATCAAGCACAATTTTTGGGTTATAAACCAAAAGTGTCTTCAGTATCGTCTACATACGTAGAATTATTTCAATTATTACCAGCAACTCGTACATCAGGAGTTAATGGCGAATATATACCAGACGAAAGATATTGTTTGATTTTGAAACCATATACACAACTATCCAGTGTATCTGGTGTATCATTTATCGTTGAAGAAAGTGTAGATTTTAGTCAAGACACACTATTCTCACCAAGAGAAATAAGTGTTTACAATCGTGACAATACAGGTGCTCCATTGTTTTATTTGATAAAGAAAACAGCGCAGTGTTATTCAGGCAGAATTACATCAAAGACTTTTAGTATTGGTGACCCGCAATCTTTCTTAAAAATTAAGTTGGATGAAACAAATGTTGTCAAAATAATAAGTGTGGTTGATTCAAATGGTATTAACTATTATGAAACCCAATACTTGGCGCAAGATACCATTCCTATTTTGGTTGATAACGTTCCGCTTAATAATCAAACACTGTCACCATATAGAAATGAAACACCTAAGATTTTAAAGTATTTAAGAACTGAACGCAGATTTATAACAACAATAGATCAAAATAACTTCACTTACATCCAATTTGGAGCAAATACAGAAAATTACGAAAATACTGTTATTATACCAAATCCAACCAATGTTGGTGTAGCTCTATCCAATTTAAAAAATCTCAATATATCTTTGGATGGAACAAACGTATTGAAAGCAAATTCTTATGGTGTATCTCCATCAAACACAACATTAACAGTTACTTATGTTGTAGGTGGTGGTTTGGATTCAAATGTAAATTCCGACGAAATAAATAAGATTGCTAGTACCGATTATTTAAATGATGTCACTAGTTTGACTGACAGTGAAGTTATTTTATTAAATAACATAAAAAACTCATTGAGAGTAAATAATCCACAGTCATCTACAGGTGGTAACAATGCTGAAACAGATGAAGAAATACGTCAAAGTGCAATATTGAATTTTTCTGCTCAAAACAGAATGGTTACATCGGAGGACATTTTACTCAGAGTGTATTCGTTGCCAACGTATTTAGGCAATATCTCTAAAGCATATGTTGAAAGCAATTCAAATAGACGCATTCAATATAACCAACTAATTAAAGGTATAGTGAATGAAAATGGAAATGAAACATTGGATCTAAATCCACTAAATCCATTGGATAGAAGAAAGTTTTTAGAAGCAAGTAATCCATTTACCAACAATCTTTATTTGTTGGGATATGATGTTAATAAAAATTTAACCAAACTAAATCCTGCTACATTACAGAACTTAATAAGTTATCTGAATAATTTCAAAATATTAACAGATAAAATTAACATTATAGACGGATATATTATTAATTTGGGATTGGAGTTTAAGATTACTGTTTTCAATGGTTTCAATAAACGAGATGTTTTAAATAATTGTATTCAATCCGTTAAAAGCTTTTTGAGCATTGATAATATGAGTTTTAATCAACCAATAAATCTCAGTCAACTTAACTTTGAAATAATGAAAAACGAAGGCGTTCAATCTGTTATTGAATTGAAGATCAAGAATTTGACAATTGATGATGGTGATTATTCTCCCGTAGCATATAATGTAAGTATTGCTACACAAAACAATATTCTTTATCCATCAAAAGACCCATCTGTATTTGAAATAAAATATCCAGACAATGACATTAAAGGATTGGTAGTATAATATGCATATTTTTATTTATCCATCTCAAGACACTTATATTAACAATTCTGACAAATACCAAAACAAAAATTTTGGGTTGGACGAAGTGTTAGAGATATACGCCTCTAACTCAGGCAAAACAACGGTTTATACAGATCCAAATTGGCACACGCCTCCTCTTACTGCCTCTTCATATGGCAATAATGGATGGTTAGCTTATACTACATCTTCACTATTTATCTACTCTGGTAGTAAATGGTATGCATATAGTCTTACTTCATCTGTAATACCAAATACGTCATTTATTGCTAATTTCACAGGCAGATTATCAAATGTTACTACTGCTCCTAGAAAATCTCTTTATATTTCTGGATCAGCTATATCCGCATCTGGCAGATTTGTAGGAAGTATTACAGGATCAAACTGTGTAAGCAGATCTTTCAGTGGTAGTTTCTCCAGTTCAAGTTTTAAATCAATTATTAACACAAATACCTCAAGTGTATCTTATTATGTTGATGTGGTAAATTTCGCTGGATATTTTAAAGGACAATATAGTGGATCTTTTACTCGTCCATCAACAGCCACATATCTTAATTATCCAGAGTTTAGTAGAACTATGATCAAGTTTGACTTAACCACATTAAGTCAATCAATTTCTAAAAATGAAATTAGTAGTTCAAAATTAAAATTTACGTTGAATTTAAAAGCCTGTGGTATGAGAAATCTACCACTAAACTACTCCATTTATGCTTATCCTATAAGTCAGAGTTGGGAAAATGGAAATGGTAGATATGCCGATGATGGTTCTCAATTGGGAGCTACTTGGAACAATAGAGCTTACTCAGGAAGCAATTTGTGGTACGGCAGTAAAATAACAAATAGTTATCAACAAGTAAATTATTTATTAACCGCATCATATTCCAGTGCTAGTTTTCAAAATCAAGGCGGAACTTGGTATTACAAAGTACCAGCATCATATACAAACAAACCAAAGTGGATTTGTAATTCCGTGGCTTTTCCTTCGTTGGTAAATAACGGATTAATTTGCAGTCAATCATTTAGTTACGGACAACAAAGTGATATATCGATGGACATCACTACTATCGTTCGTTCTTGGTTGTGTGGGTGTGTTCCAAATAACGGACTAATGTTATTGACTTCATTTGAAATAAGTACACCTCCTCTTCAACCAACCAACGGGTTGTTACAATTTTTCAGCAAGGATACCAATACAATTTACAGTCCATATATTGATATGGGTTGGGATGATACTGTATTTAATACAGGTAGTTTAAAACCAGTATCTTCTTCCATACAAAACTTGGTTACATTGCAACAGTTAAATAGTACATATAAAGCTGGTAGTGTTGCTAAAATATTTGTGTTCGCCAGAGATAAATATCCTCTTAAAACATTTAATAAATCATATCAACAACCAGCTATGGTTACTCCTAAGTATCTGCCAACATCTTCATATTATATGGTTAAAGATGCTGAGTCTGAGGAAGTTTTGATTAATTTCGATAACTATACCAAGTTAAGTTGCGATGCTACGTATGGTAATTATTTTAAATTAAATACAAATGGATTGCCTCAAGAACGATATTTAACAGTATTTATTAAGGTAGAGTACAAAGATGGGACAGTTGACATCGTTGATACCGGAAAAATATTTAAAATAACGCGTTAGTATGGCAAATATACCATTAGTATATAATGTATCTTTAAGTGATGTACAAACATTTAAAGACTTTGGTACTTTCCAAAACAATTTTGATGATTTTGGAAATGATCAATTGGTTTATAACATATCACAGTCGCTTGAAGGTAAATACAACTATATAAAAGTACCAATAAAAAGTTTTTTATATAATGAAAACAAAATCGTTGATACTTCACAATCGGATTTTACTGAATTACAAACAACTGCGGTCGAAGAAAAGAGAAATTTAACAGATGTTATAACACAATATAATAACGTGCTGGTCGAGAACAGAATTTTAAATCAAACGGTAAATGAATTAGTAGAAAAATACGAAAACAATGACGATAAACAAGTTATTGCAGCTATGAAAAACCAAATTATTGGTTTACGAATCCAATTGGGACAAGGAAAAGTTGCTTCGGATTTCGATGATGATTACCCATTTTTACCATTAACTTCTTGATATGCCTTACGACTATTTAACAATAAATGATAACGATTTAAATAAGGGTCTTACAAGTGCATCTTATTTTTCCACTGATTTACAGGCTTTATACGAACAACAACTAATCAGTGAGGATATATTTTACGGCGAATCCGATGATGATTTGTTTGAATTTACACTGTATAATAATAACCAACAACTTATAAATTTCAACAGAGTAGTTCCATCTGTAACATATTCTGTATTGCAAGGTAGTTACAGAGACATTAATAACGTATTAAGATCATATAGATTTGCAAATCCATTTACGAATGTGGTATCGTACAAAAACGATATTCTATTACATCCACAATTCGACTTAAATGCAAATGGAGTTGGTCCTGGTTTATATTATTTGTTGTATAACCCAGTTAGAAATATAGCCGGTAATCCAACAAATAGATTGGTTATAAAAGAAATATCTCCTAGTAGAACTGAGATACGTTTATCTTACGCATTTGATGTAAATAAGAATGAAACATCTAGATTAGACGCGATTAAAATTTCAACATTTGCGGATAAAAAATATTTGTTGTTGAGAATTTATCAAGACTTAACTGCAATCATTAATAATAATCCAATTGAAAAAGATTTTCTATCTAACAAAGACAAATACAACTACACAGACATCTGTTTGAAGTTGGGTCTAAAAAGTGAAGCAGAACTACAAGAGTTTGTTAATTCAACATATGTTGGATATAATAGTATTATTAAGTTGAACGGTGATACAGATTCAACAATTTTACAAACAAACAAATTTACAGGTGTTCAAGAACAAATCAACAATTTTATTTACACTTACAACAATACAGAGTTTACAGAAGCTGAAGTATTGGAGTCATTTAGAATTATCACATTAAAGGTATCTCAAGATAGAATATTACAAAAGAGTTCTATAAATGATATTGATCTACAAAACATACTTGGTTTATTTGAACAAACAATTTATACAGATTGGATATTGCCCAATGTAACTAAATTGTTAGAAAATTACCGAATCAAATACTACGGTCTTTATAAAAATGCTTTAAATTTTGATAATGGCAATTTGATCAAGATTTTAACTCATACAAATTATTTAAATCCAACTGATGGTGCGGTCAATGTACAAGTAAAACTAGATGCGCCTTTACCTTTACAATATAATGTAAAAACCACTTGTTGGATATCAAATATTTCAATTGCTCCTCTTTATTTTAAAGTTAACTTGTTTTCTTCAAAGATATCAAGAAAGGTATTTTTAAATGACATAAACTTTGATGTACAAATATCTAAAGTCAGTCCTTCTACAGAAAAATATGATGGCAACGATTCTTTCACACTAGATAAATCCAAAATAAGATTGAAAGAAAAGTATAATGATTTATACATCGATTATACAGATTTTAATAATTTCATCAATTATTCTTCTGCCGAACTACGCACTAAAATAGCTAAGAATAAGATTAAAGATTATAATCAACTTGACTATGTTAAAAAGTCTACGATTACATCATCTTTAAATACAAGTGGTATAATTTCTTCTTCATATGGAGAGCTAGTTAGCCAAAAAACTGCTCAACAAATTGCTTTGTTGGATACATTTGATGAATATGAGTCTTATTTGTTTTTTAACTCATCTAGTATAGATGATAAAATTGAAGAAGCTATTGTATATGATTCAGACAACTATAATAGCTTGGTGTATCAACTTCCGGCATATGTAAAGGAAGATTCCGATTCCGCTGATTATATTAAATTTACAGCAATGGTGGGACATTTTTTTGATAACATCTTGGTGTTTATAAAGAAGTTTCCTAAGTCATATCCAATTTCAAATAACGATTCAAATTATTACCCAAAAAATTACATAGACGAACTACTCAATAGTTTTAGTTGGAATATTGATATTGATAAGTTTACTCAAAGTGATTTGAATCAATTATATTTTAATAATCAAGATATTGCTGGGTATAGTTCTTCTTCTTATTTTGATTATGCGAAATCTATATTAAACAGATTTGCCAATAACATTTCTTCTGTTTATAAATCCAAAGGAACTGTAAATTCATTTGAAATGATCCGAACTATGTTTGGAATTCCAGCTGGAATAATAACTACCAGAGAATATGGAAGTGCGGATGCTTTTTCAAACCGTGATAATTACTTTGTTTACGATGACATAATCTATATGACTGATTTCAAGGAAAACAATTTCTTGAATTTTGAACATACAAGCAGTGACTTTGTTTACACAACCAGTAGTTATTATGCTTCGGGATCTAATATCAATACTTTTACTAGTAGCACTGAATATACTTCCCGATTTAATGGTATATCTACAATTGAATTTTCTTTTAGATTCAAATCTACAAACTATGACTTTGGAGATAAGATCAAATTGATGTCCAAATACAGAAATAAAAAATCTGATTGGGATTTATACATTAAAAAATCAAAGCAAGTTAATTCAGGTCAGTTGGTATTTGAAATTCACCCATACGAATTGGGAAATACAACTTCAAGTTTAACATTAAATGAGTTACCTCTATTAAACGGGGAAATTTTTACAGTGATGTTAAAGCGTGAGCCTGTGCCAGGAGATTTTGACAAATTAAATGTAAGTTCAAGCAAGATTACAAATCAAGTTACACCGTTTATTATAGAAGATGATGGTGACTTTGTAATAGAAGATGACGGAGATTTTGTAACATTAGCTTCACAGAAAACAACACTAACTTCATCATACTACGTTAACTCGACCAAAGAATTGATTCCATATATTTATAGTTTGTCTACAAATCAATATGATGGAAGTACCAAAAACTTTTCAGCAACAAAACGTAAAGTTATAAGTCATACTGTAAATAAAAACTTTTCTTCGGGAAGTTATTATATTGGCAATTATTCATCATCTGTATCATTTATAGGAAATCTAGATAAAATAAAAGTTTTAAGAGATCCACTTGATAATCAATATTTTGATGAACATTCATATAACTTGGATTCAATATCAATTCCAGATAAAGAAAATGTTTATTCCAATTTGTTTTATTTGTGGAGTTTTGATACTCCTGTGAATTTATATTCACCTAGTTCTATTAGTAAAACAGTAGATAATCAAAACATTTATTATCAAACCCAATTCAATGCATATAATTTTGGACAAAAAGAAAAGTATTTTAGTTATCCAACTTGTTCAAATGTATTGATAGATGAATTTCCATATCAATTTGATAAGATTAACGTAAAACAAACCGTTAATACTAACAACTTCGGCCCTAACTACAAGATTAATAGCAAGATAAATAAAATAACAGAGACCGCTTTATCTAATCTTACCCCTTATGATTATTCCACCAGAATTCAAGATAGTTTGGGTGATGATTCAATACTCTCTGGATTTTTCATAAGTCCATATAATTATTTAAATCAAAAAATAGAGAATTTCATAGGGTTGGATGGTATAGCTGATATCATTGGTGAGCCAGAAAACTTAACTAAACAAAATTATGTTGGGTTGGACACATTACAACGTGAGTTTGGTAAAATAAATGAGAAATACATATACCCTCAAGAATTTTACAGTACGTACAAATTTTATATCGACTTTTCAATATTTGATGTCGTAAGTAAGTTAAAACCAGCAAGATCTAATTTATTAACAGGTGTTCTATTGGAACCAAGTTTATTTGAACGTAAAAAATTTAACTACAGAGATGTAGAATTTGTAACAAACAACGAATTTGATTTATACTTTAACAATAAAGCATCATTTACATCTTCCTTGTTAAACACAAACAATACATCTAGCTTTACTATAATAACCAGTTCACGTGTTAACGATATTACCCAAGATCAAAATACTTATAATTATTCCCGTCTTGAAATAAAAGACGTAATAGATAGTCGTGATTTTATTTACGCAAAATATGGAAAGTACGTATATGTTGATTCAAATGGATATAATGTACGTGATACAGTTAATGTAGGCAAAAAAGATTATTATCAATCTGTTAATAACACTGGATTTGTGGTAACATTTACCTCTTCGTTCAATGAAGTTCAAGTTATTGGATCTGGGTCTGTCACGGGAAGTAAATACTTAAAAAATTACTATAAAGGCGCTGCTTTTAATAGTGGATATTCCAATAGACACTTGAGTAAGTTCTCATTTGTCGGTAGTAGAACACAGTATCAAGCCTTGAGCGGTTCTAAAACACAACTGGTAAACGGACTAAAATTAAATAATGGCGGTAATATCACATATTATACTTATACAAAGGGTAAAAATGATAAAAATACTACCGTAGACAGAAGCGGTATTACAAACGGAAGTGAACCAGTTATAACAGTACCTGGATTTTTAAGTTTGAATATAGAAACCAACAATGCACCTGCTTATGGTGATACAACTGGTTCTATAGGAAGTCCAGATTCATTGTTTACACAACTACCACTAACAGCTTCTTTACAGACCAGCGCAAGTTTGGAAAGATACATAATGAATTTATAATTCATATTTTTGAGTAAAATTTAAAACTTATCAATAATTATTATATATGGCATATTTAAATAACAACATTCTTACAGTGAATGCTGTATTGACTAAAAAGGGAAGAGAAATACTCGCAAAAACAGGCGGTTTGAATATCACAGCCTTTGCTTTGGCGGATGATGAAATTGACTATACTCAATTCAATCCAAATCATCCACTAGGCAGTGCATATTACGACATTGCAATTCGTAACACTCCAATTCAAGAACCTATTACTGATGAATCACAGTCAATGAAGTATAAGTTGGTAACTCTAAACGATGGTGTAACATCTGTACCTACTATTATCTTGAATATCTCAGAAATCACTGTTCCAAGAGACTATACTGGGGAAAGTTTAATTAGTCCAAGTACAAATCCAACTTATAATGTTACACTTGGATATACAGCCATTTTGGCCAATAAGAACGTTGGAACTTTGATTGTGACCGAAACAAATAGTTTAAATTCAACAAGTGCCACAATTCCTACTTTCTCAGGAGATCTAACTTCACAAACATCACAAGTAGTTGTTGGTAATAAATTCAGATTTGTACCAAACGCTGGTTTGTCTAAACTAACAACCACTAATATTACAATTATTGGAAATGAAAGTGGCGGTAATACATCAATTACAGTGACAGTTAAAGTTCCAACAACAACATAATTATGATATTTAGTAAATTTAATAACGATGACATCGTAGTAGGTAGAATTAATCAAGTATCTTCTGGTTTATTCGGAACTGGTAGTTTATTTGTTAGTCAATCTACGTTTGTGACACAATCAGGTGTTACTGGTCAAGCTAATCAACTCACTGGCTCCAGTCCATACGATGTAAGAAACGGTCAGTATTATTTAGATATTTATTCTGGCGGAGACTTATACTTTGATGTTGCATATGGTGACTATGCTAATAGTGGAAGTTCTCGTTTTGACGTTACGACTTACTCAACTCCTGTATTGACCAATGAAACTAAGGTCATTTACTCTCAATACAAAAACACACTTTTACAACCAGGCGACAATTTGTTTACCTTCGCATCTGGAAGCGTCGATAAAACTGTTGAAAGCCAAGCAATTTATGTAATTAGCTATGCCGCTGATAAATTCAAGGATCAAATTGACCCAGGCCAAATACAAATTACATTTAGTGGCTCAATCGCACCTAAGAAATTTACCTTTATTGATGATTCTCAAGTAGTGAATAAACAACAGAACTCATACAATTTGATCTCTGGATCAATTGTAAATGGTATTGCTACTCCTTATTTAAAGAATGGATCTCCAGTATATGCCGGAATAGGATTGGTTTATCCATCAAATGGAGTTATAGTGTTTAATGCTATAAATCTAGATAAATACGTGGGTATTACCGCAGGACAACAGATTTTGAATCGCGCTAACTATTCCAATAGTGTAACTTCTACAAATCGAAGTGGATATTGGAAAGTATGGACCAGAGATTTTTATAACGCAATCAGAAGATCTAATTTAACGATGGGCGTGAGAAAGTCTGAATTTGTGCCATCTACAAATTATTTCGTTCGTGTGAAGAACAAAGAGTTTAACTATAGTAACAATCCAACTTTTGTTTCAGATGGTAAAGATGGCTTGACTAAAGGAACTATTATCTATCAAGATTTAATTAATAATCCACGAACCTATATTACTTCAGTTGGTTTGTATAATGATAATAATGAACTGTTAGCAATTGGTAAAATTAGTCAACCAACGATGAAATCATTTGATAATGAGTTACTAATTAAGGTGAGAATAGATTTCTAATCTATAATAGTTTGTTTTTATTCTATTTATAATAGAATGATCAAATTTTTTAAAACTCAAGACGTATTAGTTACTAGATTTACTGTTTCTAAAGAAAAGACGTTTAATAACGTTTTAAATAATCTTTTATCTGGTACAGACGACACAGATGATAGTGTATTTCCAATACAACTATCCTATTTTTCTTGTGACAATAATAAATCTGGAAGTTGTGAAGGTGTTTATTTTGATGATATATATTTAGCGATGACTCAATTTGAAGAAGCTTCCCAGATAGATTTTTCAGTGGGTAAATATGTAAATTCCAGTTCTGTTTTCTATCCATCTTCAAATGCTAAATGGAATCCTGTTGTCAATCCTGTAAATGTTAATGGTACGTATAAAGGTCAGGTTTATAATACCGTAGATAAGATGTATTATAACGACTATAATAACAGTTATAATATCTTTGGATTTGATGATTACGACAATCAAAGAACTAAACTAGATTTGACAAATGATTTTTCTTTATATAAATTGTCTGTTTCTCAGACAGGCGATGGCATAAAAAGAAATTCTGTGGTAATATACAATCAATCCGGCGATATAGTTTCAAATATAGAAGATGACGGAAATCACAACTTAATACTAGGCGGTACTTATTACATTAATAGTTATGAATTTACGACTGGGAGTAAAGATACTGTAGAAAACCGTGGTACTTATGGTTTGGGTTATTATTTATTGAATACATAGTATGAGTTTAATTAACATATATAACGAAAGATATGGTACCTCTGTTGCTACGAATGGTAACATAATAGCAATAGGAAATCCACCAACTAAAAATTGGCAATATGCGGAAGGATTTTCTCGTAGAGGACAAATATTTTTGATTCGTAAAAATCAGTTTCAATCAAATTATGAAGTAATAAAAACTTTGTTTAATGAAAATGAAAATTTACTAACACCATATTACACCGAACAAAGTAGCAGTACAGTTAATACAAGTTCTTTAATTGCTAATAGTGGTAGTTTGCCAAATACAGATGCATCTTGTAGTTATTTAACAATTGAAAACTCCACAAAGTTTGTTTATCAAAGCAAATACGGCGAAGCACTTGATGTATGTGATTATTTTCTAGCAGCAAGCGATGTTTCTTTTACACAGAGTATAGACAACAGAAACTTTTTTACTCAAAACCAAGTAAACATATACGAAATAGATCCCAACTATGTATATGAAAGTGGAAGCATCCAGTCAAAATCCACAGAATATACAAAAGAATCTACAAGTACATACGAAATAAGTTCAACGCCTATCGCTTATTTAACATCGTCAAGCAATATACAGTTTGGTAAATCAGTCAGTATATCAAATAATTATTTAGCGGTTGGTGCTCCAGGTTATAATAACGGCCGAGGATGTGTTTATGTTTTTAAGAATGTAAACAACAGTTATAATTTGGTACAAAAACTAAGCAGCAGTGTTGTATCTGATCCATATCAATCTTCATTTGGATTTAGTGTTTGTATAGACAAATATGCTGAAGATAAATTGGTGGTCGGATGTAATCAAGTGTCAGCTAGTAAAGTGTTTTTATTCACATCTGGATCAGGTGGATGGAGAATTTCACAAAGGTTTCAAAACATAACAGGATCTGAATACTTAAAGTTGGAAGGATTTGAATTTGATTTATATCCTTCAGGAAGTTTATCTGCTGCACAGAAAAATAACAGATTCGGATATTCTGTATCTTTACATAAAAACGTATTAGCAATAGGATCACCAAATGATCTTTTATACTACGAATATTCAGGATCTAATGTTTTAAGACAAAGAGGTGCAACTTATATTTACGAAAATGGTTTGTGTCCAACAGGATCAAATCAATATTTGTTTATTAAAAAGATTTATGGTGATGAAATAACCTTCAAAGATAATATGATGGGTTATTCAGTTTCTACACACAATAATAAAGTATTGATTGGATCTCCCAAACCATATTTTCCATTCAGTTCTCTTTATATATCTAGCTCAATCAAATACTATGATAAGTTTTATGATGTAAATGATTACGGTGAATCAAGTTATTGTGGACAATGTTTGTATTATAATGTAAGTAATTCAATCGTAACTCAAATTACTACAGATCCAATTGCTAAAAGAAAAGAGTACAATAAACCATTTAGTGCTTTTGGATACTCCGTTGCTTTATCAGATCCTAATTTAGTGGTGGGGTCTCCTATTCCACTAAATGAAGATTTGTATTTAAGTGTTCCTTTAATAACTGAGTCTGGAAGTTATGATGATCCTAGTTATGTAAATACATCTTCATTCAGCCCAGAAAATTGCACTGAAACATCCGATGTTGTATATTTTCAAATAGAGGATACAGTATATGGAAGTGGCAGTGTCGTTACAAAAATTGCACTACAAATGGAATCTGATTCATATTCAGACATCGTTGGTAAAGCTTATATTTATGACAGCTTAGATTTGAAAACAAATTATCCTGTAGGCAATATATTTTATAACAATAATAGTTTGGTAATTAACAATACAGGTAGCGTTTTGAATTTGTTGACAAGAGATCCTATAGATCCAGATTATTCATCGTTGTATATGGATTATAAGACACTCATAACCACTTACGAAAAACAATATGTGTGTACTATATTGCCAGGAGAGTTTAATATATCAACGAATCCAACTGCTACAACTTCATCGCTTATAAATTATTGTGTAATTAATAAGAGCAATTTTAACTTTGAAAATTTGGATATAATTTTAAGATATATAAACTACAAAAATGTGTCACCAGGTTCTGAAAAATGGTATTTAAATATGATTTCAAATGACGTTGAACAAAATATTTTTGGATTTTATACATCATCATATTTAAACTATAATACCAATTTGTTAACTCCTGAATTGAAAAACATATTGGCTGAGAAAAATCTAGACGTTGATAACGATGGAAAAGTAGACATTTACGATGGTAAAATGATGTGGAAATATTTCATCAATAAGTTGAATTTCACAAACTACAAGTCTTTTTTGAATACACTAAGCAATCGTAATAATTACGACGACATTATTAGATTTTTAGATAATCAAACAGGCAAGTCAATTAAAAATTACGTAAAACAAGACTTTTTCAAGTATCAATATAGTTCTTCTATAGATCCAACTGGATCTTATTTGGCACCGTACATAACAACTGTGGGATTGTATAGTGGATGTGATTTGGTTGCGGTTGCTAAATTGGCACAACCAATTAAAAATACTGGGGAAATTCCAATAAATATTTCTGTTAAATGGGACACTTAATTATATTTATTATAAAATAGAACAAACATATGGCAACATCACCAGACGCAAAAGTAATAGACCGTGAATCATTAAAGACAAGCTTAGAAGCTAGATTTCTAGCCAAACAAAAAGCTGGCGGTGCGTTTAATGCATATAAAGCTACAAGATTTATACCTGGAGGTACTATGTTAGATGGACTACAAGGAGAAATGGGTTATTCACAAAAATCTCGCAAATATACAGTTAATCCAGGATTTCTTACATCAATCGACAATCAAGAAGCAAATTTTAATACAGAAGCGTTGAATTACTCCGACACTTTGCCAGGATTTAATACGAAACGATATTTTCGTTGATATGTATTTTAAATGGTTATATTAGGTTTAGATTCATCCACATCAGTTACAGGTTGGGCGTTTAGTAGAGACGGAAAAGTCTTGGACGCTGGTTATATTGACACAAAAAAACTCGAAACTACTAAAGAAAAAACCTTTTTTGTTATATCAGAATTGGAAAAAAATCCTTTAATCAAAGATGTCGCTACTATTAACTTAGAAGCCGCTTTAAGCGGATTTGCGGGTGGATTTACCAGTCAACAAGTCATCATTACATTAGCCAGACATAATGCTGTCTTTGCATATATTATTGAAGAACACTTCAAGGTCAAGGTAGAGTTATTATCAGTTAACACTATGCGCAAACAGTTGTTTGGCAAATGTAGAATTAAAGGTGTAAAATCCAAAGATTTTGTAAAATCAGAATTAGAATCACTTTGTCCAGATGTAGTTAAGTTTGCGGTTCTTAATAAAAAAGGTAATTGGGACGAAAGAAACGGTGATATGTACGATGGTATAGTCTGCTCATTATATAAAAAGTTGTGATTTCAAATTTAGGTGTTATACTAATCTAAATGACTGTAGTTGACACATTATCAAGATTATTTAAGCAAAAAATTCACATCCAAAAAGGCGGTGAAGAAATTCTTGTTTTTTGTCCCAGTTGCAGTCATCACAAACGTAAGTTAAACATCAATACAAAAACTGGATTTTACCAATGTTGGGTATGTGGGTTTAGTGGCAAAAGTTTTCATAGTCTATTAAAAAAGATAAAGGCTCCTAAAGAATATTATGACATTCTGTGTAAAGATGGACCCAAACGAACCAATGTTGTAGTAAAAGAAGAAAAAAAGATATTAAGTTTGCCTGAAGAGTTTAAACCTTTGTGTAAACCAAATAATGATATTGAGTATAAACACGCATTGAGTTACTGTTTAAACCGTAATATATCTACTTTAGATATAGTTAGATATAACATTGGGTATTGTACCAGTGGAAATTTTATCAATAGAATCATTGTGCCGTCATATGATTGTCAAGGAAAGCTCAACTTTTACTGTGGTAGATCGTTTTACGACGGATATCTTAAATATAGATTGTGTGATGGTAGCAAAGATATTATAGGATTTGAACTATATACAGATTTTAATCAACCAGTAACTTTGGTAGAAGGTGTGTTTGATGCTATGTCTGTAAAGTATAATGTTATTCCTTTGTTTGGCAAAACTTTATCTAAATCACTCAAACTAAAATTGGTAGAAAACAAACCACCCAGAGTAAATGTTTTGTTGGACAACGATGCATTGGCATCAAGTTTGAAAATTTGTGAATTTTTAATTGCAAATGATATAACTACATATTTGGTAAGACTTGACGGCAAAGATCCAAATGAATTGGGTCATAAAAAAACTTGGCAAACCATAGATAGTTGTGTTAGAATGGATGAAAGCTTGTTGTATAAGTTAAAATTAACAGTTAAATTATGATTGTATTAAAAAATACAGATAAAAAAATTAATTCGGTGGTGCATATTGCGGATATTCATATTCGTTTAACAAAACGTCATGACGAATATACTTTGGTTTTTGAAAAGCTTTATAAAGCCCTTGATAAAGCAAAAACACTGGATGCTATCTTGGTTATAGCCGGTGATTTGTTTCATAATAAATCCGATTTAAGTCCTGAATGTGTTAAAATTGGAAGTGATTTTCTAAAAAATTGCGCAGATAGAGTTCCTGTTATTTTAACGGCTGGCAATCACGATGCTACATTGGCTAATAAATCTAGATTAGATTGTATTACACCAATTGTGGATGCTTTGAATCACCCTAATCTATTTTATCTCAGAAATACAGATGTTTATAGATATGAAAATATTTTGTTTAATAACTTTAGTGTTTTTGATTGGGATGTCCCTGAAAAATACATTAAGTACGAAAATATCCCATCGAAATATCGTGATGAAACAGACCATCACATTGCTTTGTTTCACGGACCAGTATATAATGCTGTTACTGATGTTGGGTACACTGTTAGTAGCCGATCTGTAACCAATGAAACTTTTGATGGACATCACATTGCTATGCTTGGTGATATTCACAAACATCAAATTCTACAAGAATATGATGACAATGAATCTTTGCCAGTTGTTGTATATGCGGGATCGATGATTCAACAAAACCACGGTGAGGAGCTTAAAGGCCACGGTTTCATTATGTGGGACTTGAAACGTAAATTATTCAAACACTACGAACTAGTAAATGAATATGGGTATTATACGGTGGAAGTTGACAAGGGTCAGTTGATTACGGATATTTCTAACATCCCAAAGAAATCCACACTACGTGTTATCTGTCGTGAGTCCATTCCTTCACAAGTAAAGGAGATTTTAAATGACATCAAAACCAAATCTACGTTAATCGAAACCACCTATGTTCGTGCCGACGATGTATCAAAAGATACAATTTTGAACTCTGGAAAAGTGTTTGATGTACATAACATTTTTGATGTTGACTACCAAAACAAATTGGTAGAAGACACATTGTTATCAAAAAATGTAGATAAGAATCTAATAGAAATGGTCAAGGATCTAAATAAGACCATTAATAAAGAAATACCAAAAGATAAAGCTCCAAAGAATATTCGTTGGAAACCAAAGAAATTTGAATTCGACAATATGTTTAGTTATGGCGAAGGCAATATAATAGATTTTGCTAAACTAAACGGCACTATCGGACTTTTTGCACCAAATGCTAGTGGTAAATCAAGCATTATGGATGCGCTTGCATTCTGTGTTTTTGATAAGTTCAGTAAGGGTTACAAAGCATCACACGTGCTTAATACTCAAAAAATGAGCTTTCGTTGTAAGTTTAATTTTGAGGTAAATGGAGTTGATTATTTTATTGAGCGTGAAGGTAAAGCAGACAAGAAAGGCAATGTCAAAGTTGAAGTCAAATTCTACAAAAAAGAAAATGACAAAGAAGTTCCATTGAACGGAGAAGCTCGTAGAAGCACAAACGATATTATTCGCGACTACGTTGGTACATATGAAGATTTTATTCTTACTGTTTTAAGTGTACAAAACAGTAAAGCTGGGTCTTTTATTGATCTTGGACAGACTGAGAGAAAAGATTTATTGTGTCAGTTTATGGGATTGGATGTATTTGATCAATTATATACTATCGCAAATGATAAGTTTAAAGAAACAAATACTTTATTAAAGAATATAAGTAAAGATCAACTTATTCAAGAGTTGGAAACTGTATCTGGCAGTATAGACTATACTAATTCCAAGATTCAAGAGTTTAACGAAGAAGTAAAAAATCAAGAATTGTTAAAGGATTCTTATAACAATCTCTTATTAGAATTATCCAATAAAATTACTAAGACTGTAAGTTTTGATTTTGATATTGTTAAATTGGAAAGTAACAAAATTGAACTTGAAGGTCAGATTAATGAAACCAATCTTAATATTAAACTTCAAAAAGATAAACTAATTGATGTAGAAACAAATATTACCAATCTGTCTTCATCCATATCAGACTGCGAAAATATTGATCGTGATTATGATCTTTATAAAGTTGCCAAACAAAATTTTGATAACAAGACCAATGAATTAAATAATCTTAAGCTTGTTGTGAAAAATAAAATGGACAAATTGAAAAAGTTGGAAGATCACAAATATGATCCTAACTGTTCATATTGCGTAAACAATGTATTCGTAAAAGATGCAATAAAAGTCAAAGCTGAATTGGAGAATGATAAAATCAAAAGCAAGGTTATTGTAGATGAGTATAATACAATAAAGTCATCTTTGGAGAGTTATGGCGACATTGAAACAAAATTCAAACGTTGTCAAAAAGTAAATAACGATAAAGTTGCTTTTGAAAAAAGCAAGAGTGTTATTTCAAATACCATTCTTAAGTTGGAAAATGATCTTATTAAGATTCAAACCAAACTTAAGACTGTAACAGATAACATTTCAACTTTTTATACAAATAAAGATATTATTGAGAATAATAACAAGTTGATGTCTGACATCAACACTCAGAAAGATTTGATTAAATCTATCGACGTTAATATTAAATCTATTAATTCCAAGCTTTTTTCCTCATTAACTGAAAAAGGAAAGTTAGAAGTTCAGTATAAAACTGTTACTGAACAATTGCAAAAGGTAAAAGAATTAGAGTCGAGTTATGAAGCTTACAAACATTATACAAATGTAGTTAGCCGTGATGGAATTCCATATGAAATTATAACCAAGACTCTTCCTGAGATTGAAAAGGAAGTTAATAATATTCTTCAACAGTTAGTAGATTTTACAGTTACTCTTCAAACTGATGGAAAAAACATTATGACCAATATCGTTTACGAAGACAAACGTTGGCCACTTGAAATGGCAAGTGGAATGGAAAAATTCGTAAGTGGACTTGCTATCAGAGTTTCGTTGATTAATATTAGTAATCTACCAAGACCAAATATTATTTGTATTGATGAAGGATTTGGTTGTGCTGATAGTGATCATTTGGGTCAAATGGGAGCTTTGTTTAATTATTTGAAACATCAATTTGATTTTATCTGGGTGATCAGTCATTTGGATCAAATGCGTGATATGGTTGATAACCAAGTGGAAATAAAAAAAGAGAATGGCTTTAGTAAGGTAGTATATATTTAATATGCCTATTATCGACGATATCTATTTGGAAAAGTTTGGAAAATTAACAATTATTATTACGGATGAAGGTGTGTTTAAAACCATCAATGATTCATCGGTTAATTATGAGTTTATAATAACAATACGAAGTTTAGATTCCAATCTTATTTCACATATTATGTATCACCACTGTACAGTGGGGCATGATATGTGGACCTATAATTATAACATTTTTTATATAAAAGAAATTTTAAATAAAAATCATCCTGGCATTTGCATAGAAATACACGATGTAGACAATACATTATTATTCAGTAAAAATTATCACGGTACTAAAAAATTTAGATGTTTGGATTTAAAATCTAAACAAGGTGATACAACCTATCCATCTTACCATACATTTTTCTACGATGATTATTTTACATCAAATTTTAATATCAAAGATGGAGATGTTGTTTATGATCTGGGAGCTAATATTGGTGCGTTTTCTATTGCGTGTTCTAATTTTGATATCAAACAAATATATGCATTTGAACCACATCCAGAACTCTCACAGTATCTTAACGATAATTTGAACAGATATGGTAAAAACACAAAAGTGTTTAATAATGCGATTTCAAGTGAATTTAAAAAAGTAAGATTTGGTACCACAGAATCTACAGTTGCTTCCAGAATTAGAAACGAAGGTGAATTTGAAGTTGATGCTATTAATTTAGAAAAGTTTGTAATAGATAATAATTTGGAATTGCCAACTTATTTAAAAATTGATATAGAAGGAGCTGAATATGAGTTTTTTGAAAATACAAGTGACAATTTCTTCAAAAATGTTAGAAGTATATTCTTTGAATTTCATTGCAATGACGGCGTAAATCTACTTAAAATAATTGATAGATTTAAGAATTTAGGATACAAGTTAAGTCACAAAGATAATGCCTTGGATCATAATCTATCACATATGAACACCGTATACTTAAATAAGTAAATTATGAAAAAAATATTGTTTATAGCTCCACATCTTTCTACTGGAGGACTACCTCAATTTTTATTGAAAAAAATACAATCGTTAATTAATGATTATGAAATATATTGTGTAGAATATGATGATATTACTGGTGGAGTTTTAGTTGTTCAAAGAAAGCAGCTTCAGAAAATTTGCGGTAAGAGGTTTTACACATTATCATCAAATAAATTTGAGTTACTAAAGTTAGTTGACAATATAAAACCTGACATTATTCATTTGGAGGAAATGCCAGAATACTTTATGGATGTTAACTTGGCTACTAAACTCTATAATAAAGACCGAGAATATCTAATTGTGGAAACTTCGCACGATAGTAGTTTTGATCCAAGAAGAAAGCGTGTTTTTCCAGATAAATTTACATTCGTAAGTAATTATCAGAAACAAAACGTCGAATCTTTAGGCATAAATACTACAGTTATTGAATATCCAATTTCTGTGAAGTGTAGAAAAGATAGATCTGAAGGATTGAAATTTTTGGGATTGGATGAAAGTAAAAAACACGTATTACACGTTGGATTGTTTACTCCTAGAAAAAACCAAAAAGAATTTATAGAATATGCTCGTGCAATGGAAAAAGAACATATTCAATTTCATTGTCTGGGTAATATGGCTGATAACTTCAAAAATTATTGGCAACCTCTGTTGGATAATTTACCGAGTAATGTAAAAGTTTGGGGTGAACGCAAAGATGTAGAAAACTTCTACAGTTGTATGGATTTGTTTTTGTTCACTAGCAGAGGTCACGCAACTGATAAAGAGACAGCACCTATTGTAATTAAAGAGGCTATATCTTATAATATACCATCTCTATTGTACAATTTGCCTGTTTACCTTGATAGATACAAGGTATTTGAAAATATCAAGTATCTAGACGAAACCAATTTTAATCGTAATGTTAAACTCATAAAGAATCAATTGGGGATGATTTCAGATTCTGAAATAGAGATTGTTAATATAAAGAAAACTGCAAATAAAAACACGGTGGTTATCATATCAACACATCCCAATTTTAAAGCTGTAGAAGACACAACTTTGGAATCAATTAATCAAGCTAAAAAAGCTGGTTATAAAGTGTTGTTGTCATCTCATTATCCTGCTAGTGTTGATTTGCAAAAAGCGGCTGATCATTATGTATATGACTCAAACAATCCAATTTTAAAACATAATTTCTATAATAGATGGACATACAACACAGATAATACCAAGATCAATTTATTTTTTCCACCTTCCGATTGTGATAATTATCACGGTCTTGCTGTATTATTAAACTATTACAATGGCATATCATTGGCAAATAAAATCGGATACAAAAATGCAATTTGCTTCAATTATGATATGGTCATTTCAGAATCAGATTTTTCAAAGTTATACGATGTAGATGAAATTCTAATTAATAAGAAAGCATTTTTCTTTTATGATAAGGCCTTAGAAGGTGACACATTCAAAACAGTATTTCACGGAATTAATACTCAATTTTTCTTGGATAATTTTGATTACTATACGCCAGAAGAATATATGGAATTTGTTACCAAGAAAAATATATCAAATGGATTGGAACAATTCTATTATAATAAACTAATATCTAATAAGAGCGATCTTCATATAGATTATACAAACAACGAAGAATCTTATTTAAGCAATAGTAAAAATAATTTATTCTCAATGGTAGAATATCTATCGGTTCTGAGGATGAAGAATATAAATAAGTTTGGAGTATTAACATACATCAATAATAAATTAGATGGTCGTATAAATGAGATAATAATAAAAAAGAACGGAGAGGTAGTTAACAATTATTCTTACACGGTATCAGAAAAGGTTTGTTTTTATTTAGCAAACGAGTTTGAAAACAATAATTTCTATGAAATTGAAAATAATCTATATGATCAAAATAAAATTTTATTGAGAAGTTATAAAAAGTCATTTAGAAGATTGGAAGACATAGATATTAACGGTTCTATTGATATTACACAATGAAAATTATACAAGTTAATTTAGGGTTATTGCCTATTCCGCCTAATGGATGGGGTGCAGTTGAAAAAATCATTTGGGATTATCATCAACTGTTAAACAAAAAGGGATTAGAATGTCAGATAAAGTATTTGAATGAAATTAAATATTCAGACGATATAATCGTACATATACACGTAGCAAATCTGGCAAATGAATGTCATAAAAGAGGCATACCTTATATCTTTAGTTTACACGATCATCACGCTTATTTGTATGGCAAAGATTCATCTGTATATAAAGAGAATTTACAAGCAATTGAAAATAGTGTAATATCCACTTGTCCTGCCAAATATTTGGTTGATTATTTCGGAAGTAAAAAATTACGTTATTTTTCCCACGCGGTAAATACCGATGTGTTTAAACATAAAAATAACAAAATTCCAGTAAATAAACTGTTGTGTGTTGCAAATAATGGTTATGCCAATAATCAATCATATGATAGAAAAGGATTCACATATGCGATTAAAGTGGCTAAAGAATTAGGATATCCAATTACTATTGCTGGACCATCTAATAATAAAAAGTTCTTTGATATATTAGATGAAGAATTAAATCAGTATGATAAATTGACAAAAGTATTTGATTTAAATGAAGAATCGTTGATCGATTTATATAATGACCATTCTATATTCATACACCCATCTGAATTGGAAGCAGGACATCCAAATCTAACGCTTTTAGAAGCAATGAGTTGTGGTTTACCTGTGGTAGGTACGTTTGAGGAAAAATCATATAAAGGTATGGTTGTTGTTGAACGAAATGTAGAACAAATAAAATCCGCAATACAACAAATCACATCTGATTATAGTCGATATCAAACCAAAGCTTTGGAGTGTGCTAAGGAAAATTCCTATTCCAACCGAGTAGACCAGTTAATCGATTTATATGATCAATATACTGAACGATTGTTTGCTATTAAACACATCGATGTTTATGAAAATCTTAAAAAGAATGAAAAGAGTATTAAAACAAATGCGGTATTTAAATATTCATTCAATGATAATGCCAAGATTGAAGTGGATAACCCAGTAGACGTAGATCAAAGTTTCCACATAACATTCTATAATGGTGACGATAATAGTATTAAATATGAAACTGATTTAAAACATAATTGGTGGGGAAGTTGTAATTTTACATATTACATTCCCTATGAAATTCACATTAAAGATAATAAGACTAATGAATTGGTCGAAACATATAAGTTAAATTTAAAGAATAAGAAAGTAGTAATTGAATATGAAAGTTACTCTTTAGGCGATCAATTGGCTTGGATGCCTATAATTGAACAGTTTAGAAAAAAACACGAATGTGATCTTTATGTCAAGTTACCTTTGAAAAATATTTTTGAAAACAAATACCCTTCAATTAAGTTTGTTCACAATAACAAACCTATTTCAGATGCATTTGCAACTTATAAACTGGGATATTATGTAGACGAAAATGGATCTAACAATGATAGATGCAAAACAGATCCCAGAAAACAACCTCTACAAAAAATAGCAAGTGACTATTTAGGGTTACCATATGAACCAGAATTACCATTGCTTGACTTTGAAATCAAAGAAAGACCTCTAAAAAAGAGATACGTCACAATTGCAACACAAAGTACGTGTCAAGCCAAATATTGGAACAATAAAGGCGGATGGGAACGTGTTGTTGAATATATAAAATCAAAGGGATTTGAAGTAATATGCATAGATAAACACAAAACATTCGGAAATGGATCGGATTATATGAATAGTATGCCATCCAATGCTTTAGATTTTACAGGAGATAAACCACTGGTTGATCGTATGAATCAAATATATCACAGTGAGTTTTTTATAGGTTTACCATCAGGATTGTCTTGGTTAGCTTGGGCAGTTAAAAAACCAGTAGTATTAATTAGCGGGTTCTCATATCCATATACTGAATTTGATACTCCTTATAGAGTACAAAACCACTCGGTGTGTACAGGATGTTGGAATGATTCGCTATTTGACAAGGGAAATTGGAAGTGGTGTCCAAAATCTGATAAGAGAGAAGAGTTTGAATGTACCAAACAAATAACTCCAAAAATGGTTATGGATACCATAGATCAACTATTAATAGAACAAAAAATTTAAAGTTATAATAAATAGTTAGTTCTTCGATTTTTCGGTTATATTTATATTTTAAATATAACTTCGAAAGGATATTAATATTATGCCAATACAAGAAGGCGGTAGATTCGCCCCAACACAAAATATAGTAAGCCCAGGTGTATTCACACGTGAAAACGACCTCTCCGGTCTGGCTCAAGGAGTAGCAAACATTGGAGGAGCAATAGTAGCTCCATTCGCTGATGGACCAGCGTTTTTTCCAAATACAATAACCGACGTAGCCGACTTGGAAACAAGATTTGGTGTCGCTGACGGTGTGTATTATGGACCATACACCGCCAAAGAATATCTACTACAACAAGGCATCGTTACCGTAGTTCGTGTAGGTGGTCTTACTGGTTACTGGCAGAAGAATCCATTGATTGTATATGCTCAACCAGGTATCTGGAACAGAAATGCTGATAAAGGTGCTATCACAACAGCTTCATTTATGTACATTGATACTACTAACTATGTATCAAACGTTAAGTATCAACAAAGCAGTTCCGCAATCAACATTACAGGATCAGCTGAAATCAAGGGTTCAACTGGAAGTACAATAACCGGTTCAGCTACATTTTCTAGAGTAACTACATCAGAAATTGCTTCTTTCTTAGCAAGTTTGGGTAGTTTGACAGGTGTAAATGCACTATCTGCTTCTTTGTCAACTTCATCCAGTTTGGGTAAAGTATTCAAAGTAACTTCTACTAGACACTATGAACTATTTAGTAGCTCAGTTGTAGCTAGAAACGGTAAAGTTGCAAAAGCAGGATCTTCAGTAGATCACGCTTTAGCCGCATTTGATTTTGAAAAATCACGTATAAGCGGTAGCGTTACTGTCGGTGGCGGTGGTTCAAGTAAGTACAAACTAACATTTGATAGTTCAAATAATAGTTACTTAACCGCCTCATTTACCGCACCAAATACATTTGGTTTGGTTTTTGCCAATTATGACGCAAATTCATCCTTCTCATTTGCAACTGCAAGTTTGAGTGGTGCTGGATTAAGTTCTTCGATTCAATTGGTACAACGCATTGATATCTCCAGAATGATTATTAGTGGATCATTAAACGTTAAGTTTGGATCTGCTGCAGCAACTAGTACTGTTACCGCAACAGACGTTGATGGAGTTGGATCATTGAGTGGTAGCATCTTGTATGCTGGTAAAGTAGTAGACATTGGTACAGTTTCATCAGGAATATTAGTACGTAAGTTTACAACCAGTACATTGGCAAACGGCAATGCAAAACCAGTTGGAACTTCATTCTTCTTGTTAACATCAAGTTTACAAGGTACAAATATTGATAATGAAACCGCTGTAGCTACCGCATTCGACGAAAGTACAACAACCGTTGATCTAGTAAGTTCATCTTATTTCAATAGTACTATCGCTTATAACCTAACCAACTTCAATGTTCAAGCAGGCACACCATTGACACTTGAAAGTGGTAGTTTCCATTCACTACGTGGTGTTGGAACTTGTGTAGCTGGTCTACAAGTAAGAGGTGTGGTAAGTGGTTCCTTTGGTAAATATAATGGCGGATTCACAAATCAAGATAATCCAAGCGCAGATCAATGTAATCCAGTATTAACAGGTCGTCAAAAGATGATCTTGTCAGTATTGGCAAACACCCAAAATGCTTCATCACAATTCACCAGTGATTATCAAGTATTTGGTTTCAATACCTCAACATTGACTCAACTAACAAGTAGCACATTCCCATACAAGGGTGTAATTAATCCTAATGAAAATGTTTACAACTTGGCATTGAAGTATAGTTACACAAATCCAGCCGGTGGTACAAGTGCTGGTACATACGGTTACTACGACTTCAGTTTGAATGAAAACGACAATAATTACATCAAAGATGTATTTGGCGTAGACCCAACTGTTGGTAATCCTAACAAACAAATTGCTGGTCAAAAAGTTGAAGCTGCTTACAACTACGTACTATTCGAAGATAGCATCAAGAAGTTCGTAGCTGAAAAGACCAGCGCTTATGGTTGGAGACTACAAGTTGGTACAAGTAACCTATCAGGAAGTTCAATTGTTGGCGAACCTCTAAAGTTTGTTGATCAATATAGCACTGATTTGAATAACGGTGATAGTCAATTCAGTATCACCAATGCTTCTACTCCTTGGATCTACAGTCAAAAGATTGCTCCATTTAAAGGTAGCGCCGATGTAGCTGCTTTTCCAACCAAGTTCCAGTTGTTCAAGGTTCACACTTTGAGTGACGGTACATTGAGCAACACTAAGTTCAAGATTGAAATTAGTAATGTTAAGTTGGCAGGAACAGTTCCAGGTAGTGAATGGGGTAGTTTCACACTAGCAGTACGTGCTTATAGCGATACTGATAAGAAGCCAAAGTATTTGGAAATCTTCCAAAACTTGAATTTGGATCCAGAATCCGCAAATTATGTTGCTCGTAGAATTGGTAACAGATACGCATATATCACTTATGCTGGTAAGTTAATTCAATTTGGCGATTTCAATAATTTGAGTAAGTATATCAGAATCGAAGCCAGTGACGTTTCTTACCCAGTAAGTTGCGTACCATACGGATTTGAATCATATAGTACTCCAATTGATAGTACCGCAAGCAACTATGTACCTGCTGTACAATACAGTAAAGCAAGTATCTATGGTCTCGGACCTGGTAAGTATCCATCTGGTACAGTATTCGGTAGTGTTCCAGGAACTGATACTGAAATCCAAGCACTATATCCAACATCTTCATTTGGTGTTGGTGTAGAAAATAACACTAAACAATACTTCAAGCCACTACCATATTATGGTGCTTCAGATAGCAATGGTACAAACATTGACTTCGATCTAGAAGATAAAGTTTGGGGTACTACAAACAGTAAATTCTATGCTCAAGGTACATATGTAAGTACTGGTTCACTACTATCACCAACATTGAGTGGTAGTATCCCAAGTACATATGATGCTGTAAATGAATCTACATACGTTAAACTACGTAAGTTTATCGTAGGTTTCCAAGGTGGATTTGAAGGTCAATGGCCAGCAATTCCAATCAATGTAGGCAGTGACATTACCGCTGGTAATACACAAGGTCTAGATTGTACAAATATCAATAGTCCAGGTAGTATCGCTTATAAGCAAGCAATTGCTGCAATCGGTAATCCAGATGAATTTGATATCAACTTGATCGTAACTCCAGGTATCTTCCGTGAACAACACAGTTACGTAACTGAACTAGTAATCGATATGTGCGAAACTCGTCAAGACTGTTTCTACATTATGGATAACGTAGTGTTCCCAGCAAGTAACCAAACTGTAGGATTGATTGATGCCGCAATTAACACTGTAGCTACAATTGATAGTAACTATGTAGGTACTTATTATCCTTGGGTTAAGATCCTAGATACTAATACCAACAAGATTATTAGTGTTCCACCTTCAGTAGTGTTACCAGCAGTTTATGCTGCTAACGATAATGCTGCTGCTGAATGGTATGCTCCAGCCGGTCTAAACCGTGGTGGTATTCCAACCGCTGTACAAGTACTCGACAGAGTAACTCACAGTGAACGTGATGAACTATATGAAGGTCGTGTAAATCCAATCGCAGCATTCCCAGGCCAAGGCATTTGTGTATGGGGTCAAAAGACTCTACAAATTGCTCCAAGCGCTTTGGATCGCATCAATGTTCGCCGCTTGTTGATCAACTTGAAGAAGTTTATCGCAAGTTCAAGCAACTACTTGGTGTTTGAACAAAATGTTGCTTCTACACGTAACCGATTCTTGAGTATCGTAACACCATACTTGGAATCAGTACAACAACGTAACGGTATCTACGCATTCCAAGTCAAGATGGATGCTGAAAACAATACTCCTGACTTGATTGATCGTAACATCCTCTACGGACAAATCTATATCCAACCAACTAGAACCGCTGAGTTTATTATACTCGATTTTAATATACTCCCAACGGGCGCTCAATTTTCTGCCTAATCTAGGATAAAGAAAATTAAACAGAACCCCGCTTAGAAATAAGCGGGGTTTTTTGTTTGATCTGTATATTTATATTTATGATACTATTAACACGAATCGTTGAGGATTTAACTAACCCACAAGTTAAAAACGCCGTAGATCCATCTCTTTTAAAGTTAATTGACAAGGTAATCGATGACACAAATGTTTTGGTAGTTAATAACTTAAAAATGGTAAAGGATATTTTATCAAAAGAACCAATTGATAAGGCTAGATTAGACGTTGCACTAAGCAATTATAAACGTTATTTTAATAGAGACAATGGCGGCACACCTGAAGTCATTCGTGGTATGACAATGCAAAATAAACTAGACGAGTTAGCAAAATGATTAGTTTAACTGACATTTTAAATGAAGTTTTATCTGAGTCTGATCCAAAAGTTGGAACTGGTAAAAAGCCAAAAGGATCTGATAGACGATTATATACCGATGAAAATCCGAAGGATACGGTTAGAGTAAAATTTAAAACATCCCAAGACATTAAAGATACACTAGCTAGTAGTGGTTTTAAATCAAAAAGTCACAAAAGACAATCTCAAATTATAAATCTTATACATCAGAGAGTTAGAGCAGCTTATCAAAATGCTAAAGATCCAAATGTTAAAAGCAGATTGAAAAGTGCTTTAGACTATGCTATACAACGTAAAGAGGCCTCAAAAGCAAAAACAATAAAATTAAATAAAGAAACATCCAATCCAGAATCTGGTAAATCATCTCCATATGGTTCTGGATATGGAGTGGTTGAAAATAATATAGAAGAGAAATGTTGGAAGGGATATACGCAAAAAGGTATGAAAACATTGTTTGGTAAAAAATATCCCAACTGCGTTAAAAAAACAAACAAATAATTTTATACCAATTATCAAAATGATTAGTTTAAACGATTTATTATTAGAAGCCAAACTTCCTCAAAGCGAGCAAGATATGGATCTTTATGCTCGTAAATACAAGAAGACTATAGATTATTTACGTACCAAGAACAAAGTACTATTGTTAACTACCAGTAATAGATGGAGTGGTCACAAAGACGATATTGCTAAGAGTACACAATTAGCAATTAAAATGCAAGAATTATTAGGTAAAGAAAAAGTATCATTGATAGATACTACCAAATTAAATATAGTTCCGTGTGAGGGCAATGTATCGTCAAAATGGGGAAATCATTGTGGTACAAAAGATTCATCTTTAAAAGATAAAGAAAAAAACCCAACAGGAGAACATCGTTGTTGGGCTAGTATTAATAATAAGAACGATGAATTATGGAAAGTAAGTAAAGAGCTATTTGAAAGTGATACCGTTTTATTTTTTGCTAGTGTGAGATGGGGTCAAGCCAATGGTTTTTATCAAAAATTGATCGAAAGATTGACTTGGATTGAAAACAGACATTCTACGTTGGGAGAAAGTAATATTGTTAAAAATATTGATTCAGGATTCATTGCAACTGGACAAAATTGGAATGGCAAAGATGTTACACAAACACAAAAAGAAGTACTTCAGTTTTTTGGATTCAAAACACCAGACCAATTATTTTGGAATTGGCAATTTACTAATAATAGTTTAGACGAAACTAAGAGTTCTTACAAAAAAGCAATTACTGTATTTGATAAAACATTTTTAAAACCATATGATAAGACTAAATAACATTTTAAGTGAGGTAATACAAGAAGGCGGCGCAGGTGGACATATGGCACATCCATTTGATTTTGTAAATACTGGCGCTAAATTGGTAGGTGTATTTGCGAAAGCAGTAAAGTCTCTGAAGCAAGGCGCCGGTAGTGTAAAGATTGACGGTGTTAATGCAAGTATCCGTATGATAAACAGCCAATTTGTAATGGATCGTGGATCAGCAAAACCACTTGATATTAAGGGCATGAGACCCGAAGATTTGCCAAATAGATTTGAACCAGGTCATGGATTTATTAATATTGGAACTAAAGTAATCAATATTTTCGATGAAGCGATTCCAAGTACCAAATCCGAATTAAAAAAGTTGGGCTTGTTGAACAATCCAAATATATTGTTTAATATTGAATATGTAGAAGGTACAACAAACGTAGTTGGTTATGGTGATATTGGAAACTTTTTAGCAATTCATGGCTTAAAAGAGATCAAACCAAAGACATTTGGTAAGGATGGTAGTGTAAAATCCCGTGTTGCTGTTGAAATACCGTATGATAAAGCGGCAATGCAGTCCTACATCAATAAATTAAATAAGGTTGCAATGAAGTATGGATTCAAAGTACTAGGCAGCGTTGGTACATCATTTAAATCGGATCCAAATTTGGCCAAAGTATTGAGAGAACCAGTAACATTATATCCTACAGAAGTTGCTGAAACCAAGTCATTAAAAGACTGGTTAAAAAATGTAAAAATCGATCTTCCACTTATCACCCGTGAACAATTTATTAATGCTTCAAACAGCAAAAATATTACGCAAGATTTTGCCGGTCAAGACGTTCAAAAGATTATAAATGATACCATTGTTTATTTAACCACTATCAAATTAGGAGATGAAGTATTAAAGAATGCTACTAGTGAGATTGGTGACTTAGATAAACATGAAGGAATCGTGGTTAGAGATCCAAATATTTATAACAATCCTTTCAAAATTACAGGAAGTTTTATTATAAAAGGTTTGGAAAGTAAGTTTAAGAAATAAAATAAATACATATTTGTTATGAAAAGAGCATTAGGTAAAAGCAATCTTGATATTGTTAAAGATTATGTTGATGGCGTTCGTCCATTCGTCCAAGTAGGATATGATTCTAATTTGGAAAATTCAACCCGTAAAGAAGGTGAAGAGTGGGAGGATGGTCAAGGACGTAAATGGGTTTGGAAAAATGGTAGTAAACGTAGAGTTCAAAAACGCGCTACGATTATCAATGAACAACGTTGTAAATGTTGTAAGATGGATGTTCGTTGGGGCAATTATTTAGATGATCGTGTTTGGCCCAAAACAGGATATTGCTACGATTGTTTTATTGATTTCCAAACAAATCTTAAATTAATCGGAATGTTCGACGTATATAACGAACTTCAGGATTTAAAAAATGAACGTAGTATTTTGGAAGATTATAAGAAAAAGTTTGAAGAAAGTAAAAAGTTCTGCGAAGAAAATCAAGGAAAACCAGTTGAATTCTTAGAAGAAGATGGTTCATTTGAAAGATGGGAAGGCATTCAAGATTATAATAAAATACTAGAGGATCTAAATAAAGATTTAGAACTACTCTATAAACGTTTAGAAGAACTAAACGCTAAGATAAAAGATTACGAAGAAAAGTATGAGTCAGCCAAATCTAAGAGAAATAATAAAGCAAGAGTATAAGAAGTGTATTGAGGATCCAATATACTTTATGAAAAAGTATGTTAAGATCCAACATCCTATTCGTGGTACTTGTAACTTTGAATTGTTTCCTTTTCAAGAGACAACTCTATCAGACTTCGTAGATAATAGTCTTAATATTGTATTAAAAAGTCGTCAGATGGGTATTAGTACTCTTACAGCAGCTTATAGTTTGTGGTTAATGACATTCCATAACGATAAGAATATTCTTTGTATTAGTATTACTCAAGAAACCGCAAAAGAAATCGTTACCAAAGTTAGATTTGCTAATGATAACTTGCCGTCTTGGTTAAAAGTTCCCTGTGTAGAAGACAATCGTCTTTCATTACGTCTAAAAAATGGATCGCAAATCAAAGCAGTATCATCTGCTGGTACCGCTGGTCGATCATCCGCACTATCTTTACTAATCATTGACGAAGCTGCATTTATTGACGGTATTGAAGAAATTTGGTTGTCATCACAATATACACTGTCTACTGGTGGTAGAGCTATTATATTAAGTACGCCAAATGGTGTTGGTAATTTCTTTCATAAAACGTGGGTAGAAGCTGAAGAAGGTAAGAACAACTTTAAAACAATACGATTACCATGGCATCTACATCCAGAAAGAGATCAAGCTTGGAGAGATAAACAAACAGAATTGTCAGGTGTAAAAGGTGCAGCGCAAGAATGTGATTGTGATTTTAGTACATCTGGTAATCAAGTTGTGAGTATTGATATTTTAGAGTTTTATAAACAAACTTATATTAAAGATCCAATTGAAAAACGTGGTAATAATCAAGATTTTTGGATATGGGATTATCCAAATTATAGTAAAAATTACATATTAACGGCCGACTGTGCGAGAGGAGATGGAGCAGATTATAGCGCATTTCATATCTTTGACATAGAAACATTGGAACAAGTTGCGGAATATAAAGGACAATTAACTACCAAGGATTATGGAAACTTGTTGGTAAGTGTTGCAACTGAATATAATAATGCGTTATTAGTCGTGGAAAACAATAACGTGGGTTGGGCTACACTTCAACAAATTATAGATAGAGATTATCAAAATACATTTTATAGTGCAGCTGATTTAACTGTTATAGATGTGGAAAAAACATATACTAATAAATTAAATTCGGCGGACAAAAAATTAGTGGCCGGATTTACAACCACTAGTAAAAATAGACCATTAATCATTAGTAAACTAGAAAACTTTTTTAGAGAAAAAGGTGTTATAATCAAGTCTAAAAGACTTTATGAGGAATTGAATGTGTTTATATGGAATGGAGCTAAAGCTGAGGCTATGAAGGGATATAATGATGATTTAGTTATGTCACTAGGCATTGGATTGTGGATTCGTGAAACAGCTTTAAAACTTAGAAACGAACAAATAGCTTATAATAAAGCAATGGTTTCTAAAATATCAAAAGTAACAAGTCAAATAACTGTGCCAAAACAAGTAAGCACTGTACCTGATCATCAAAAGACGATGGAATTTACTGTAAATGACAAAAAAGAAAGTTTAACTTGGTTGTTGTAAATACTTATATACTAGAATAATATGGCAGATAAATCTTTTCAAGAATTACGCAATCGTTCATTATTTGCACGTTTGAAACGTTTGTTTTCAAATGATGTAATTGTTCGTAATATCGGTGGTAAAAAATTAAAAGTAATTGATACTGACGAAATTCAGTATGCTACAGATCGTAATAGTTTAAGAGATCGTTTTAATAGATTACGCACCACTTCATATAATCAATACACAAGAGATTTCAATTTATCATATCAAAGTAGTCGTGTAGAACTATTTCGTGATTATGATACAATGGATATGGATCCAATTCTAGCATCTGCATTGGATATCTATGCAGATGAATGTACAACTAGAAATGAAATGGGTGAAGTAATTCATATCAAATCATCCAACGATGAAATCAAGCAAATTCTACACAATTTGTTTTATGACATTTTAAACATCGAATTCAATCTTTGGAGTTGGACTCGTTGTATGGTCAAATACGGAGATTTTTATCTACGTTTACATATTAGCCCTGAATATGGTGTTTATTTGGTAGAACCATTGAGCACTTATTATGTAACCCGTGTAGAAAACGCACATTTATCAAATAAGAATTTTGTTAAGTTCCAAGTCAACCTTCCATATGGTAATAAACTAGAAGATCTGGAAAATTATCAAATTGCACATTTTCGTTTGTTGAGTGATAGTAACTTTTTGCCATACGGAAAAAGTTCTTTAGAAGGTGCTCGTCGCGTATGGAAACAATTGAGTTTGATGGAAGACGCAATGTTAATTCATCGTATTATGCGTGCTCCTGAAAAACGTATTTTCAAGGTTGACATCGGTAATATTCCTCCAAATGAAGTTGATAACCATATGCAACGCATTATGGATCAAATGAAAAAAGTACCATATTTGGATCAACAAACAGGCGACTACAATTTAAGATTCAATTTGCAGAACATGGTAGAAGACTTTTTCTTGCCAGTTCGTGGTAGTGATAGTGGTACAAGTATCGAAAACTTGTCTGGTCTAGAATGGACAGGTACTGATGATATTGAATATCTGCGTAACAAAATGATGGCAGCGCTTAAGATTCCCAAAGCATTTTTAGGTTATGATGAAAGTCTAAGCGGTAAAGCTACATTGGCAGCTGAAGATATACGTTTTGCTAGAACTGTTCAACGTATTCAACGTATTATTGTAAGTGAGTTAAATAAGATTGCGGTTATTCATTTATATTCACAAGGATATAGAGATGAATCGTTGGTCGATTTTACATTGGAATTGACCAATCCATCTACTATCTTTGAAAAAGAAAAGATCGACGTATATAAAAGCAAAGTCGAACTCTCCAAAGATATGCAAGAACAAAAAGTATTTTCTAAGAAGTGGATCTATGAAAATATTTTTGGTTTATCAGATCAAGATATGATTGAGTTGCAAAAACAACTTATCGATGATGCTAAAGGTACATATAGATTTAAACAAATCGAAGAAGAAGGCAATGATCCAGCATTATCATTCTTAAACAAGGACGATAAAGAAGGAGCCGGTGGATCCGGTGGTGGGCCAGGTGGTGAACCAGGCGGCGCCGAGCCAGCTGGCGGTGAGCCAGGCGGAGAACCGCCAGGTGGAGGCGAACCAAAAGGTGGTGAAACTGGTGGGGAAAAATCAACACCCCCAAAATTAGCAGAACGTGATCAAACTGGTAGAAAAGATGCACGTGATTATCGATTTGGCGAAGATCCATTGGGTACATTAGAAAACAATAGACGTAGTGATTTGTCTGTGACGCACAAGTATAAAAACAAGTCTCCGCTATCACTAGAATCTATTAAAGGATTGACCGATGTACTAAAAACTTTAGACCAAGAAAAAGAAATATTACGAGAGGGAAGTAAAAAATCTTTTATGGATGAACAAAATATAAAAGAATAGTATAATTCCTACATATTTAACCACATTGATTATATTTATAAATAATAATAAATAATATGCACAAGAAAGCAAAACATTCGAAATTCAAGAATGCTGGAATATTGTTTGAACTACTCACTAGACAAATAACAGCCGACATTCTAGCGGGGAGAGATGAATCATTTACCAAAAATCTGATGTTCAAGTATTTTCACGAAAGCAAAGAACTAGGAAAAGAAGTGCAACTTTACAATTTCATCCTACAACAAAAAAGCAAAGATGCTTCTTCCGCTGAACGTCTTTTGAATGTTGTTTTGCAAACACGTTCCAAACTAGATGAACGCGAATTGAACAAGCAAAAGTACAACATAATTAAAGAAATAAAAGAGAAGTATAATATAGACGAATTTTTGAAAAATAAAATTCCAAATTATAAGTTATACGCCTCTATATACAAATTATTTGAAGATCAAGATAAAAGTGAAGTCAAGTTTGATGTATCTGAATTGTTAGAATCAAGAGAATATATTGTTGAGAGCTTAACAAAAGAAAAGAAGTCAGAACAAGAAATGATGGATGTTTATGGAAATCAAAGTGCTGAAGTTAGATTGTTGGCCTATAAATTCTTGATTGAAAACTTCAATACCAAATACAACAATCTTTTGCCAGATCAAAAGAAACTTCTAAAAGAATATATTACTAATGTTTCCAACTCCAGTAAATTTACAAAATACGTCAACGAAGAGTACAAGAGAATAAGTGGAGTATTAAAAGATCAAGTGAAGAATGTTACCTCTGAAGTGGTTAAAATTAAAATAAATGAAGTTATTAGTCAGTTTTCAACAAAATCTTGTGTTGGCGTAATTAAAGAAAATCAATTGACTTCATTGTTAAATGTATACGAATTGATAGAAGAAATTAAAAAGATTGATGTCAAAAATGAAGCAAAATCTTAAACAAAAGATTAAAAAGATTTTAACCAACCTAAAGGTTAAAAATGAAGCTAGTACAACAGGTACCGCACCTGTTGCTTCTGGTCCAGTTGCTGTTGGTGGTGACGCTGCAAGAACTCCATTTGCTTTTTCCAAAAGAGGAGCAAGACCAGATACATACACACAATTGGGATATAAATTAGCTAAGCCAATTAAAAGAAGTCCTAATTATAAGTTGGAAAATCAAATGTATAGTGAACCAGCATATAGTACTCCTGCTCAATCAATTGAATTGGGAGATACATATACAGATAAAAATGGATTGGTTCAACATAATGATCCAAATTTAGATCCAAATTTGATTGGTTATAAACAAGGAAGTTTACCATTTACTGAAGGTTTTAATGGTTTAAAATATGAACAAGAAGGTCAGAAAGCTTCTGTTCCACAACCGTCACCTGCTCAACCTCCAACTCAACAACCAAAGCAAGCCGAACCTTCACCATCTGTAGATTTAAAAACATATGATGTATTGCCTGATTTTACAGCATTTGATACCAAGTTAAAAGGTTCAACCGAGGCATTAAAGAACAATCTACAAAAAACAATCCAAGACAAAATTTTAGGTAAGAAAATCGTAGTTAGAGCCAGTAAAGGATATAAACAACCTGAGACAGATTATACTATAAATGTAACTGGTGTTGCTATTGATTATTACTACGACAGATACGTTATTATAATAATTGGTCGTGAAGAAAATAAACAAAAAGTAGCTAAATTTTTCATCAAGCCAGGATTTAAACTTAAAATTTTAGGTAATGCTGATAATTTGAAACCAAAAGATCAATATCAAGTTGCTAAATCAAAAGCATTGGTTGACCCTCAAAGTCAACAAAATGTTGTTCCACAAAACACAATAACCGCAGATAAGCAAGACGCAACTGTTGCAAATCAACCAGATCAATCAAAACAACCAGGAACAACACAACCTAAAGCTTAACACATATATGAAACAAGTATTGATAGACATATTACCATTTGAATTTAAAAAGACATCTTTAAATGAATCTCTTAAAGATGGAAAACTATACGTAACCGGCGTATTACAACGTGCGGATGCAAAGAATCAAAATGGAAGAGTGTACCCAGAAGATGTACTAAAGCGTGAAGCTGAAAAGTATATGCAAAACTTCGTAAAACAACGTCGTGCTATGGGTGAGTTGGATCATCCAGAAAGCAGCGTGGTTAACTTAAAGAACGTTAGTCACAACATTGTTGATATGGGTTGGGAAGACAAAGATTTGGTTGGAACAGTTGAAATACTGCCCACACCAAGTGGTAATATTCTTAGAGATTTATTGCAATCTGGAATTTTATTAGGTATTAGCAGCAGAGGATTAGGCAGTGTTAAAAAAGATATGAGAGAAGGTGCCGACATTGTACAAGACGATTTTGATTTGATCGCATTTGACTTTGTAAGCAATCCTAGTACACAAGGTGCCTTTATGTATCCTCAAGGCAAAATCAATGAAAGTGTAGAACAAAGAACAATTGTCAACCCATACGGTAATGTAGAAAGAATTATTCACAACATTCTATCAGAATTATAATATTTATAAAGTATGAAATTAAAACATTTACTAGAAAATTCCACTGAAGTAGCTTATAGTCCACTTACCAAAGAAGAAAAGTCAAAAATGGTTGGTGCTATTAGATCCTATAATGAATATCGCAAGGGATTAAAAGCCGATTGTGTATATGAAACTGCACAAAAAATTATGGAGGCTGTTAATCTAGCAGAACGCTACGCAATTAAAGAATGTGGCGACTGGATGCAAGCCAAAATGGTTGAACGTGATATGAAAGAAATCAAAAGAGACGCTGCCAAAATGTATGAAGAAGCCAACAAAATGAAAGAAATTGAAAAACAACTTGAAATGTTGTATGAACAAGTTGGTATGAGATTGGAACGTTATTTTGAAATTGCCGACCAAGTACACACTGATCCAAAACCACAAGAAGGCACTATTAACTCATCGGTATCGAATCAATAAATTCCAACATTTTATCGAACGATTCAAAAACGTATCTTCTATTTGCTTCTATCACATAACCTTCGTCTGTTTTATAGACGAAGGTTTTTCTTTTCTCGTTGACCATATCTAAAGATGGAACTTCTATTTCAGAAAACATTCTGTATTCATCATCTATACGAAAATTCATTTCACCCAATATATCAATTTCCGTAAAATCCCATCCGTTTGGATTATCTATATCTTCTAACTTAAACATTTTTTCTTCTTCAAAATTATCATTGTTTATAAAGTTAATTAATTTTGGAGACTTATAATTGTTGTAGCTATTATTCATAGAACGCACATCTGGGTTGGAATATGGAGTTTCGTCCCCAGTTCTTTTTATAAACTTATAATTGTCTTTTGTGGAATTCATATGTTTAGCTAGATTTGGATTGAAATTATAGGCCATAAGAGTTAATTCTATCTATAAAGTCAGATAGGGTTTTTGTTTGTTCAGAATCTTTATTCTTATCCAAAGCAGTACTTAACATACTGAATATTTCTTTGTCTGGTTTATCAGGATAAGATCTTTGAATAAAACAAGCATATACAATTAAATTTTCATTTTTTTGATCTATGAGCTTTTTAAACACATATTTCTTGGTACTACCATTACTAAATATTTCAGTTTCTATTTTTGTATTTTCTGGTGGGTTAGGAATAAAATTTGTTTTTCCAAATCCACTAAATCCCGCTTGTTTACTTTGAAAAGTTAACATTTCTTTTTTAGTAAACGCAATACCTTCATTTTCTTTTAGCACTTGGTTAAATGATTTGCCTTTAATGATATCAAAATCACTTAATGAATATTCTGCTTCATTAAGACTTTTCAATATTTCTTTCAATTTAACAAAGTGTTTTACACTACTTGGTTTGATGGTACGTGCCATCTTACGAACTTGTGGTGAAACTTCTTTTGATTTGATTCCACCTTTTTGTAGTGCTCTTACCAATCTAAATAGTCTGGCTTGTTTTTCGCTTTTTGCAGGCATATATCAATAAATATAAAATATTTTCATTTGTTTCAATTTTAAATTATATTTATTATTCAAATACATCATTCTTTGATGTCACATACATTTATCTTCTTTGGAGTTCTTCAATAGCTTCACCAACAAATAACAATAAGAAAGGCAGAAATATAATTATGAGCGATCTATTAAAAGAAAGCATTGCGGATGCAAAGGCTGTACGTGAAACAGCATTGGCAAATGCAAAGACCTTCCTCGAAGAAAGTTTTGCAAACAGTATGAAAGAAATGTTTGCAGATAAACTCAAGGAAGAAATGGCAGAAGAAACCGAAGCACCAGAAGGTGAAGAAGGCAAGATTGAAGAAAAACTTGCATCTTCTAACATTGGTAAGGATGACAGCAATGTTGCTACAAAACAACACCCAACCAAACCATCACCAGCTTCAAATAAAAACACAACTCCAGCAGGTAAGCAAGAATTCGACGTAAAGCTTGAAGAAGAAGCTGCCGTTGAAGAAGGTGCTGAAGTAACTAGTGAAGAACTAGACGAAATTCTAGCAGAACTAGAAGGTGAAGTAGTATCCGAAGGAGATTCCGACGATGCCGGTGAATCTGATGATTCAATGGAAGAAGAAATTAATCTAGACGAACTTCTAGCAGAACTAGAAGGCGAAGATCCAGCAGCTGCACCAGCACCTGCTCCAGCTCCAGAAGCTCCTGTTGCTCCAGCCGCTCCAGCTGCTGAAGTACCAGCTCCAGCCCCAGCTCAAGTTCCATCTCCTTCAGAAGGTGAATACTCAGAAGAAGTATCCGCTGAAGAAATGGCAGAAGCTCTAGTAGCTATCAACGAAGAAAACGAACAACTAAAGTCTCAATTGAGCGAACACATCAAGACTGTAAAGTATTTGAAGAGTGTTCTATCTGAAACAAATCTATTGAATGCTAAGTTGCTCTACACCAACAAATTGTTCAAAGGTAAAGCTCTTACCGAAGATCAAAAGTTGAAGATCATCAACACTTTCGACTTGACCAAGAATATTCGTGAAGTCAAGTTGGCATATACAGTTTTAGCCGAATCACTTAATTCCGGTGCATCAGTTGTCAAGAAAAAGACCAATACAACTGCTCAAACTATCACCGAAGGTTTGGCAAGCAAACCAGTATCCAGTACAAAGCCTGATTCTACCATTGTAGAACCTCAAGCTGAAGTAATGGCTTCAAGATTCCAAAAACTCGCAGGAATCAAGAAGTAATTAGTTTGCGAGTAAAAACCTAACAGTAATTAATATAGAAAGAAACAAAAATATGAGTATGGATGTAAAAAGTCTATTGACAGGAAATATGAATCCACAAGCCAAATTGATGGCTGAAACACGTGGACTACAATCCAAGTGGGAAAAGACAGGCCTCCTAGAAGGTTGCCAAGGTGTTGAAAAAGCACATATGTCAATCCTATTGGAAAACCAAGCAAAACAATTGCTTGACGAAGCAACCACCACCGGTACCTCTACCAGTTCAGAACAATGGGCTGGTGTAGCTCTACCATTGGTACGTCGTGTATTCGCTGAAATCGCCGCTAAGGAATTCGTCAGCGTACAACCAATGAATCTACCATCTGGTCTAATTTTCTATCTAGACTTCAAGTATGGTACAACCGCTCCTGGTAGTGATTTGCGTAACTTGAACAACGGTAGTTCCGTAACTACCCGTGCAGGTAAGCAATTGAACGACAGTTTGTTTGGTGGTACAGGTAAGAAGTTGGGTTCAACTGATGACGCAGTACGTGGTCTATACGGTCAAGGTGCTTTTGCTTATTCAGTTCGTCCAGTAAGTAGCTCTGCTATTACCCTAGCTAAGAGTGCAACTGCAACCGCAACTGGTAACACCATCCAAACCGCTTCTTGGAACGACGTTCAATTTGCTGCTGAATTAAGCGCATCTGTCGTAGCTAAGAAGTTGTTCAAGGTTATCTTGAACCACGACGACAACACCACTGGTGTTGCTGGTCAAGGATATATGTACAACGTTGACTTGAACGCAGTACGTTCATTCAACTTGATTTCAGGTTCAGTTGCACCAACTTCTCTAAGAAGCAATGGTTTGGTATTGAACACCTATTCAAAAGCAATTAACACTGGTAGTTTGAGCAATCCATTCTATCAATCCGTATATATCGTATCCGCTTCTAATAGCGCATTCGGTGGTGCAGCAAGCAACGTTAAGTTGATCTATAGTCTACAACCTACCGATAACCTACGTGGTGACTTCGAAGCTGGTAAGACCCCAGGTGAAGGTTCCGGTACCGCTGGTAACGTTCCTACACAAAGCATCGATACTGATATCAGTATCCCAGAAGTAAACTTGGTACTAAACAGCGAACCAATCGTTGCTAAGACCCGTAAGTTGAAAGCAGTCTGGACCCCAGAATTGGCTCAAGACTTGAACGCATATCACTCCATCGACGCAGAAGCAGAACTTACTGCTCTATTGAGTGAATATGTATCTATGGAAATCGATCTTGAAATCCTAGACATGTTGAACGAAGCCGTTCAAGGCATAACAACCGAAGCTTGGTCCGCCCAAATCGGTGTTGAATTCAGCAAGGGATTGAATGCAACTACTGGTGAAGCAATCTTCACACGTAATGCAAACAGTTCACCAAACCGTACTGCTTACGTAAAGAGCACTTGGTTCCAAACTCTTGGAAACAAGATCCAAAAGGTATCTAACACAATCCAAAAATTGACCCTACGTGGTGGTGCAAACTTCTTGGTCGTAAGTCCAGACGTTGCAACTATCCTAGAATCAATCCCAGGATATGTAGTAAACACTGATGGTGATCAAGCTAAGTTCGCAATGGGCGTAAGCCGCGTTGGTAGCTTTGCTTCTCGCTTCCAAGTTTACAAGAACCCATACATGACCGATAACGTAGTATTGGTTGGTTTCCGTGGAAACAACTTCCTAGAAACCGGTGCTGTATATGCTCCATATATCCCACTAATCCAAACTCCATTGGTCTATGATCCAGTGAACTTCACTCCACGTAGAGGCGTAATGACCCGCTACGCTAAGAAGGTAGTGCGCCCAGAGTTCTATGGAAAAGTTATTATCGGCGATCTCGATACCGTATAATACTTAGTAGAAATAAAATAACTCAAAAACCCCAACGAAAGTTGGGGTTTTTTCTTGCACTAATAAAAAATAATTGACATTACCATAGAACTTGTATATACTTATATTATATGAAAAGTGGTATATACAAAATTACAAATGTTAAGAATGGCAAGTTTTATATTGGTTCTGCTAAAGATATTGATCGTCGTTGGTGGGAACATAAAAATGATTTAAAAAAGAATAAACATAAGAATCCTAAATTACAACACGCTTGGGATTTTTACGGGGAAAACAGTTTTGAATTTATTATATTAGAAAATGTAATAGAATGTGAATTGTTTAAACGAGAACAATTTTATTTAGATATGTTTAAACCCTATATGCGTGATATAGGTTATAATATTACCCCAACCGCAAGTGGAGGCGATAATTTTACACATAATCCTGATAAAGAAGAAACTCGTCAGTTACTATCTGATATTAATCTAGGAGCTAAAAATCCTATGCACGGTAAAAAGCATAGTGATGAGGCTAAAGAAAGGCAACGTGATCGTGCTGTAGGACGTTATACTTTGGAGTGGTTTGTTGACAAGTATGGTATTGACAGTGGTACACTTAAGTACAAGGAGAGAAATGACAAATTGGCTAATCGTAATATTAATTACAGTTATGATAATGGATTAAAAGGCAAAAAGCGTGGTGCTATGAGTGATGAAATGAAACGTAAGATTAGTGAACAAAAGAGAAATTTTGCGCTTAGAAAGAATGAATTTGTTGATGATTTAAAGAGTGGTAGTTTTACTAACAATGCATTAAGTGAGAAGTATGGAGTATCATTAACCACGATCAAATTACATAAAAGAAAATATTAGTTTTATTTTATTTCCCAAGGAAAATGTCCACTTAAAATACAAACAATCCAAAATTTACATCTACATATAAAACTTACAAAGTATAATCTTATAAGTCCAATTATTACTTTGATCCACATATATTCCCAATGTCTAAATTGTTTATTTTGCGTAAATAAATTAATAATAAACAGTTTCGGGTTTGTTTTTACGAATAATAAATCTTCTTTGTATCTGGATTTTACATCCTTTAATGTAATATAGTCTTTCATATTTTTATTCGAAAAATTCGTTGGTAGATGTTACAACGATTTCTTGTACTTCTTCTTTGAACGAAGTATCTTTGGGGTAAGGTAGAACTTTATGTTTAAGAGATTTAGTCAACTTTTTATTTTCTATTTTGTTACTGATAAACTTGATATAACGATGTTTACCACTTTCTCGTTTGCGCCAGAATGTTCTACCAATACGTTCTTTTAGTTTATCTACGCTGTGTGTTTTCCATCTTGAATATACACTTCTGCTGTGTATCCAATCATAGTTAGGAGGACCAACTAAACTAACACTATAGTTAGGCATTATAGCGATATCTACATAGTTATCGCCTTGATATAGAAAGCCAGTTGCTTGATAGATTGTGCCTGCGTGTCCAGCTTCACTATCCGCATAACTGAGAATACATTTGATGTGGGGATATTCAGTATTTAATAATCTAAAGCTTTCAGCTATACAATAACTTTCTATATTTTTACCATAACCATCTGCAATCCACAGTCGTGTTAATTCTAACACATTGTTATTAGTAAGTAGTGAAGAGATACTGGTACTAGCATTTCTACCCACGGCGTTTCCATATACTAATACACCTATTAATCGTTCGTTAAAACCACCAAAGAATGTACTCTCTACATATTCTTTATAGTATACTCCATAAGCTACAGTACAAAGAGACCACTTGTGTGTATAATGATTCTTTTCAATAAGAGTTTTTGCAACATTCTTATTGATGCTTTTGATGTAAATTAATGTGGGGTCAAAATACTCCGACATTATTTCAGTATAACCATATAACTCTAACTGTCAAGATTTATATTATATAAAAAAGACCTTTGGAATTATATACTACAGTTCTAATTTTGGTAGCATTAATCTTATTGATACCAAGTCTATCTATTACTTGAAATGGATCAGGGTGATTATTTATAGGAGCTGCCATAACTCTATCCTTTATTTTGTATACATCCAAGTCTGTATTAACAATACTTGGATGATATTGTCTTACTAAAGGCATTGTTCTCATACTGGTTTATTTGTTGTTGGTTCTGCTTTCTTTACTCTACTAGATGGAAATGATTTGTTACCAAAATCACTACCGTGTAAACTATACAAATGCATAACTACACCGTGTTTTACAACCACATCCCCCAAGTCATTTACTAATACATATGGTGGTCTATCATATTTTAACATTACTGCTGAACTAACCAACAAATGATTGCTTTCACCTGCATCCATTACTCTTTGAGCATAGTTGATACCATCACCACTGATATTGAGATTGCCATTAATATCTTCCATTGGTATTACAGGTCCACAATGTACACCCATTCTCATTTGTAAATCCGGTCTATCCTTTACTGCTTTAGCTATAGTAACTGCACAATTCATTGCATCTTCCAAATAAGTAAAGAATCCCAATACCATACCGTCACCAGTAGGTAATATAATTAACTTTTCAAGCGCATTAGCTGTTTTGTATTGCATTGTAGACTTAACCAATGCACCCAAATCTTTACAAGCCTTCTTTTGTTCATCTGTTGTTTTCTTACTATAAGCAACAATATCCATAAAGAATATATAACCTTCTTGTTCTACGTCCAATTGCAATCTACCAGATTTGACTTCTACATCAACTTGTTCAACTTTCTTGACAACTTGTTTGACGGGTTTAACAACTTCTACCTTCTTTTCTTCTTTCTTTTCTACCACTGGAATATCTTTAAGTTTCAAGAAATCTTTCCAGTTAATTTTCTTAGCTGGTGCATCTTTTTTCTTTGGTTCTTTTGATGCTTGTTCTTCTTCGTGTTTCTTTATTGCAGCTTCTTCACGATTACGTTTTTCAACAAACAATGCAATTTGCTTTTTAACTTCATCTGTGATGTATATGTTTACATCTTTTCCACCACCACCAATATCGTGTTTCTTTTTTCTTTGAGCACCTTTGGATTGCAGATATGTTTGCATTTCTACATTACCCGTCTTAAATGCCAAATCCAACGGAGCAATTTCACCTTTGAAATCTGCACCGTTAACATTCGCACCCAAATGTACCAAAAATTCCACCATATCAACATCGTTAGCGTTAACGGCATAATGTAGTGGCATCCATCCATTCTTTTCATCTCTGCCATTGATTTTACCATCTTTATCAAAGAACGATTGTACACCTTCAAAATCTCCTGTTTCTGCGCAGAAATGAATACTAACACCTCCTGCGGATTTAGCACCGTACTTATTCAATAACTTAACAATGTCACCTCTATTGGTATTGGATAGTACGTCAATAGGATTATTTTTACCCAAGAAATCTTTCTTGTTAACATCAGCTCCTCTTACAATTAGATATTCAACCAAGTGTTTTTGTCCGTAATTTACTGCATAATGTAGTGCGGTCCAACCTTTGCCAGCGTCAACTTCATTGATATCAAATCCCTTGTCTAACATTTCTTCAATAGAAACGATATCACCATTTTTTGCGGCTAAATGGAAACTACTACCGCTACTGTATTTTGCACCTCTTTGTTGTAGTATTTCTGCGATATTTTTAAAACCTTTTTGTTCAGCTACATCCAGTGCTGTATTTTTACTGGTCCAATCTTTACAGTTGGGATCTGCACCGTGATTTAACAGTAGTTTTACGATTTCCACTTGATTTTCTTCTACAGCAACAACCAATGGTGGATTGCCTGTATCATCGTCTCTTTGATTGACATCTACTTTTTCTTTTTCGATACAGTTGTAGACGTTATCGTATAACCCACGTTTGATGTGGGTAAAAATGTTAATAGCCATAGTTTAATTAGTAAATTAGTCTTTTTTGAAACGGCTTAAATCCAATTGAGGTAGTGGTTTTTCTATGTTTAGACCAGCTAGTCTTTCATTTTGGATAACTAATTTACTTCCGCCTACAACCTTACCATCTACTACGTCATATATGAAAAATACAGTTTTTGTAAGTCCCACACGAACAATTCTGCCGGGTTTGCCATCAATATATACAACATCATCTTCTTTGTAATCGGACCCAATAAACATAAACAGTGCCGCGGCAAGTTTTTCAATGCTTGATTTAAACATTAGAATTACTAATCCCGCTACGAACATCCAGACATATTTGCCTGTCATATCTTGTGCGGTTGATTCTAGTACCTGTTGAGATATTACGTGTGCTGTATTTGTATCCATAATCGTCTTTAGTTTATTAACACATAACATTTGTTAACAATCCAAAACAATTATATAATAAATATAAATATTAATTTATTTAATCCACTTTTGTTCTTTTAGAATATCATCAATCAATTCTTTTTCGGAACTATCCATTTCTTTATCAAATCTTTTCAATACTTCAGTCAATGGATATACTCTATCAGGAGATTCTTTTTGTTTTTCTTTTAGTTCTTGAATTACATCAACTATTTTAACAAGTGGAGACTTGAATTCATCAACTTTGTCTTTTGAAGCGAAGTTAGCCAATTCAAATGCATGTGGAGTTAATGCTTTTACCAAACTTAGTAATCCAGAACCAATCATATTAAATATACTAAATGCTGCACCAGCTGCTGGATGTACTGTTGCTAATATTCTTAATATAACAAATACCACAACAAATATGATAATTGCGGTCATTGCACTAACAAAGAACTTTTTTAAACCCCAAAATACAGCATTAAGACCAAACATACCACTCATAGCATCCAAAGTAGCCTTGCTTTGATCAGCTTCTTTTGCAATTTCTTTTGCTTTATCAGTCATTTGCCATAATTCATCGTCATACTTTTCTTTCAAAGCAGACTTTTCTTTTTGCAATTTGTTTATGATTTCGTCACGTTGTGATAGTAATTGATCACCCTTTTTTCTTTCCTCAGCAACTTGACTGTTTAATAAATCAACGGTAGCTTTTATACGTTTAATTTCATCTATGTGTGGTGATCCAACTATAGAAATTACACGTTCATTGAGTGATTTAGCAGTATCTACTTGTACTGACGGGTTTGTTACTTGACTTAAAGAGTGTTGAATACCTATAGACAAAGACGATGCTTGTACACGTTTGCCTTTTTCTACTTTTTCCAACTCTACCATCGTATTATCTACTTTGGCTTCTTGTTTAGCAACAGCGTCTTGTGCAGTTGTAACTTGCTTCGCCGGTCTAACTTCAGACGAAATACAACCGGTTAGTATTAAAATTACGATGGTGTAAAACAGTTGTTTTTTAAAGTTCATATAATATAAATATTATTTTTTATAATAAAACTAATATTTATCAATATGATCAAACTTAATGACTTAATAGAGAACGATTCGTTGTGTCCGATGGCACATCCTAAGAACATAGAACCAGTGATGAGTTCTTATTTACGTTATCATATTGACAATAAAATTCCACTTAGCGAAAACATTTTTAGAACCTATAGTGAGTCTTATTTTGATTTAATCGAAGAAGTTCGTACTTTGTATTTTCAAAATTTAATAGAATTGTGTGACGCTGACGCTGAATTGGTTGAAAGTGATTTGGGTAAAAAGGCTATATTTGAAGGTAGAGAAGTGTATTTGGATGCGCCTATCGAAGACGAAGAAGATTTATTGATGGAACTTAAGCATAGAGGACGCACTGTTAATTTAAGTAGACCATTTAGAACACCCGGCGGTCCTAAAAAATATGCTGTATATGTTAAATCTAAGAATGGCAAAGTTAAAAAAGTAACATTTGGAGATCCAAATATGAGAAGCAGAGCTAGTAGCAAGGCTCGTCGTAAGAGTTTTGCAGCTAGACACAGATGTAGTCAAAAGAAAGATAGAACAACGGCTGGATATTGGAGTTGCAGAAGTCATAGAATGAAATCGTTGGGTAATAAAGGTAAAGGTAAATACTGGTAATGAGTCTACCGTTTATAGAAAACCCACTGGGTAACAGTCAGTATATAAGAGAATTTAGTTCCGATGTAGCTACTCACGAACTGGAATGGCATATAGATCGTGAAGACAGAACCGTTGAAGTTATAGAAAATAACAATTGGCACTTTCAATTAGATAATAATTTACCACAATTACTTAAAGAAACAATATTTATACCTAAAGAAACATACCACCGTGTAATAAAAGGCACAGGTAATCTAAAAGTAAGAATAACAAAACACATATGAAATTTATTGATTTATTAACAGAAGTTAAAATGTACGAAACACTTGGGTTACCTGATGACAGTATTATCCCACTAGATACGTTTGTATGTGAATGTAAAAATTGCGTAAATCAATCTCTATATGAAGCTATAAATGATACCGATAACAATTTAAAGATATGTTTGACTGAAGCGAACAAAAAGGAGCCTATTAGTTTTGAGTTGGCCGAATTAATGAAGAATATTGCCCGAGACACTCAAGGAAGATTAAAACTGTTGAGTGTATTAAACGATCCAAAAACACTGAAGTCTTTCTTAGATGACAAAGGATATTTGACTGCAATTTTATATTTGGCTCCCTCTGATTCATCAGGTCACGAAGTGTGTCCAAAGAAAAGTCCGGAATGTAACGCTGGTTGTTTGAATTTTGCTGGTAACCCTGCATATCTAAAAGCAAAATTAGCAGCAAGAGCTAGAAAAACTCGTTGGTTGTTTGGTGACAAATTGACATCTGATGAGATGAAAAATATTCCTACAGATCCAAAAATTATAGATAGATTTTATGGCAAAGGTAGACCCGGACCCGAAGGTAAACGTGGTAGAATATTGAATCCAATGCGTCCTGAAGACTTCATTGAAAGATTGCAAATTGAAATGGAGTTTTTGAAAAAAGTGGCTGCTAAATACAATTTAAAGTTATCGGTTAGATTAAACGGTACGAGCGATCTTGATTTTCATAAAAAATTGGAAAGTTGGAAATCTGCAAATCCAGATGTTAAATTTTATGACTATACAGCCGTGTTTAAATGGGCAATGCAAAGTCTTGAAGATCCTTCAAAACCACATATGACTTTTTCAAGAAAAGAAACTTTACAAAACAATATAGAATGTGAAAAATATTTGAAGGCTGGTGGTAATATTTCCGCAATATTTGATGAATTACCAGAATATTATCGTGGTTATAAAGTAATTGATGCAGATAGAACCGATTTGAGATTTTTAGACGATAGTGATCGACCAATTGATCCTGATACAGGTAAACCCGTGGGTGTAATCGCCGGATTAAAGATGAAGGGATTTAGATTAAAAGACGCATTTGCCTTGGGTATAATACAAAATAAGGGACCAGAAGATACATTCGTAATAAGAACCAAGGAATTGAGGAAAAGATTTGGAGATAAGTATTTTACACAAAAAATTCATTGGGGTGATCGCGCACCAACAGAGCCAAACAATATTACTGCTAAACAGATCTATAAAGATAAAATCAAGAATTATTTAAATAAAATATCAAGTAAATTGAAAGGTACAGCTGATAAAACGGATGAAAAAATATGATATGTGAATTAACAAATTATAAACTGTATATTTTTGTTGTTTAGATATTTATAATTAATGAGTGCTAATTTAGATCAAGATAGGGTAAGATGGCCTGGGAGTGGTAGTAGTGTTACTCAAAACACTGTGCCATTTGGTTATTACTTAAGCGAAAGTTGTAACACAGGATCTGGCGAAACTACTTTTGAAAATGATTGTAGTAGTAGTGCTATGTGGGCAGCAAAACGTTTGGGTTATCCTATTGTCGATATTGAAATGATCGATGTTAATTTTTATGCCTGTTTTGAAGAATCTGTATTGGAATATAACCGTGTAGTTAACGAATTCAACATCGTTAATAATATGGTAAATTTACAAGGATTACCACAAAACCAATACAAAAATTTAACAGGTCTAGGAGTAAAAAGTACAGGATTGCCTTTTATAATTCAATTGAGCAAACAATATGGTGCAGAAGCACTTGTTGGTGGCGAATATGAAGTTAAACGCAATTATATTACTGTCAGTGGCAGTGTTAATCCAAGCAGCACACAACAAGTTTATGACTTAAATCAATTGATTGGTAAAGATATTGAACACTTGACAGGCTCTCGTATCGAAGTTAAACGTGTATTTCACCAAAGACCGCCAGCAATTGCTCGTATTTATGATCCGTTTAGTATGACTGGTATGAGTTATAGTAACGTACTAACAGAAATGGGATTTAGCGCATACAGTCCTGCTACACAATTCTTAATGACTCCGATCTTTGAAGACTTGGAACGTGTACAAGCTATTGAGTTTAATGATATGGTTCGTAAAAGCGCATATAGTTTTGAAATTCTAGGTAATAATAAGTTGAGAATATTTCCAATTCCAACCGACAATTTCAAAGTTTATATAGATTATATAGTTGAAAGTGAACGTGATATTACCAACTTTTATAGTGGATCTCGTTATGAATACATTAGCGATCCAAGTGATATACCATACGAATACTGTACATATTGTAAGATAAATCAACCAGGCAAACAGTGGATCAAGAAATATTTCTTGGCTTTGTGCAAAGAAACATTGGGACGTATATTACAAAAATATAGTACAGTACCAATTCCAGGTGGCGAAGTAACTCTTGACGGTGCGGAGTTACGTTCTGAAGCCAAGGAGGAAAAAGACACATTGCTTGATAAATTGAGAGATATGTTGGAAAAAACCTTGCGAGTCAATCAATTGGAAAATAAAGGTAAGGAAAGCGAAGAAATGAATAAGATGCTTTCCAGAGTACCACTACACATTTATATAGGATAATTTATGGCAGCACCTGTATCACCACAATACCCTAAACAAAATCCAGCTTTTAAGCAATACTGGACATCTACACGTAAAGATGTGGGTATTTATAACAATAATTATTCTCCCGGTAGATACTTTTCTCCAAGAGATATAAATTTTTTGGGAAGTGTTAATTCTGAATTAATCGGTGATATAATCGAATGCGTTGTACAAGTATTTAAAATTGCAGCTTATGAAACCAATACCAATATCTACGGTGAAAGCAGTAGTGACAAGGGTAAGGTTTTTTACTCTGGTATAGACTTGAGTTGTTTGGTGCAACGTGAAGACATTAACACAGAAAATCAAGGATATGGACCTGATAGAAAACAAGATATTGTTTACAGATTTAGAGAACGTGATTGTATTACCACGAACTATTTCCCAGAAATTGGCGATTTGGTGCTTTACAATGAACGTTATTATGAAATTGATAACGTAGTTCAAGAACAATTCTTGGGTGGTCATCCTGATAAGTCTTGGAGTTTGATTGTTAATACTCATTACACAAGACTAAGCAAAATTAACCTAGTAGAAAGACAAACATAATTTATGTCTTGGGGTCCAAATACTAATACAAATCCGCCACCAAATCCTATTGAAAACGCATCTGCGCAATCAGATGTTAAAAAGTTCTATAATAGAGCCAACGCAACTCGTCGTGATACAGATAAACAAAAGAATTTTACTGTAACGTTATTGGACGTTGATACAGCTATTATCAACACATTAGATAGTACTTTAAGACTACAAGTAAACGATAATGGTGAAGTTGTCAAGGTGCCAATTATATATGGCAATCCAGAAAGATGGTTTGCTATGAAAAAGTTTGGTCATATCAGAGACAATCAAGGCAAAATATTGTTGCCAGCTGTTATGATTCGTAGAAAAAGTGTAGAAAATAACAAAGATCTTGCAACATTTAATCGTTATTTGAGTTATGAAACCATAATGAATTATAGCGAGAAAAACAAATATGACAGATTTGATTTGATGAACAAAGGTGCGTTTGCAAGCAAGCCAACCAAACAAATTTACAGTGTAAGTTTACCAGTTCAAGTAAATATTACATACGAATGTATCATTTGGACTGATTATGTAGATCAAAACAATAAGCTGTTGGAACAAATCAATTATGCAGCTAAAGATTACTGGGGAGACGCAGAAAGATTTAAGTTCAGAGCCAGAATAGACAGTTATAGCATCGAACAAGAAATCAATGAAGGTGAAGATCGTAATATCAAAACATCATTTGATATAAATGTCAATGCATATTTGTTAAATGAAAATTACATAACAAATTTAGACGGGGTAAAAAATACCACTCAAAAGCTATTTACAGTAAGAAAAGTAATGTTGCAAGAAAATGCAATTGCTAGTGCAGGTGAAATGGAAAACATTTCAAACAATATTATTAAGAATAGCAACAATTTAAAAGATAGTCCATTGGATTACACAGATGTAACAGGTCAAGGTACAATGGCACTAAACGTAAATAAAGTAACAAATTTAGACGGATATAATAAAATACAACCCAGTTTTGAAGGTGTTACCAAAACACCATTTCATCCAGCTCCAAAATCTATCACCGATTATGGAGAAAATGGTTGGTTAGCATATGATTCTAAATATATCTATGTTTATCAATATCCAGCGGGGTGGTTAAAAAGAGAAATTGCTACATTTGATTATGACTATAATAGTCAAACCTATATCAGTGGATACGATTGCAATGGCAATCCTATTTACACAACTGCAAATAAAAGACCAATAAATACCGCTTTTAGAGTATTTCAAAGATTTCCTGACAAATTCTATCATCAAGTACCATATCAATCATCAGATTATGGTGAAGATGGTTGGGTAAGCTACGACGGTAATTATTTTTATATATACAGCGCAGGACAGTGGAGAAGAATACCAATTTCTCTATTTAATTAAATATAATTAATATTTATGTTTTTAACACTTACACGGTGTTACTTAACCGTATCGTTATATTTATAAGAAATGTCAACATTAAAGAAAGATCCATGCGAGGTTTCTCCAATAAAATTGGATAATGCTCTGTATGATTATAAAAAATTAACAGCGACTTTTAAAGATCCTACCACAGAGCTGTTTCTTAAAATAATCGACGAATTACGTAAAATTATTTATTGTCGAACCAGTTCTCAGTTTTTCAACAATGTTGCTACTAAACAAATACCATGCGATCAAAAATCAAAAACTTGGGTATTTGATCATAATTTAAACTCAGATCTAGTATTAATTCAAACATACGACGAGAATTTCAATCAATTAATACCAGAAACAATAGTACTCAATAATGATAATACCGCAACCATAACTTTTTCGTTTGATGCATGCGGATACATCATAGGTGTAAGCGGTAATATCAGCACCAGTGGTACTTCAGGCACAGGCACCAGTGGTAGTAGTGGTAGTAGCGGAGAAAAAGGATCAGCTGGATCAAGCGGAACAAGCAATACAAGCGGCACAAGCGGTACAAGCACATCTTCAGGTACCAGTGGTAGTCAAGGCACAAGCGGTACAAATGGTGAGGGTGGTAGTAGCGGTCAAAGTGGCGATATAGGAACCAGTGGAACTAGTGGAGAAAATGGAAGCAGTGGTACAAGCGGTAGTAGTGGTTTATTAGATGGATCAAGCGGATCAAGTGGTACAAGTACTACAAGCGGTACAACCGGCACAAGTGGCACAAGAGGATCAAGCGGTAGATCAGGCACCAGTGGAAGCAGCGGAACAAGTGGTAGTAGCGGAACAAGTGGTACTAGTGGTACAAGTGGTACCAGTGGTACAAGTGGCACAAACGGTACTAGTGGTAGCAGTGGCACCAGTGGTACAAGCGGATCTAGTGGCACAAGTGGTACAAATGGATCAAGTGGTACAAGTGGTAGCAGCGGATCAAGTGGTACAAGTGGATCAAGTGGTACAAGTGGTACAAGCGGATCTAGTGGCACCAGTGGTACTAGTGGTACGAGTGGTACCAGTGGGTCAAGTGGATCGAGCGGATCTAGTGGCACAAGTGGCACATCTGGTATAAGTGGAAGCAGTGGTTCAAACGGCACAAGCGGCACAAATGGCACCAGTGGCACAAGTGGTACTAGTGGAACAAGTGGTACAAGTGGTACAAGCGGTACAAGTGGATCATCTGGTAATAGTGGATCATCCGGTAGTAATGGGACAAATGGCACCAGTGGTACAAGCGGCACAAGTGGTACAAGCGGTACTAGTGGTACAAGCGGAACAAGTGGTACAAGTGGTACAAGCGGTACAAGCGGTACTAGTGGATCAAGTGGATCAAGTGGGTCAAGTGGATCAAATGGTACAAACGGCACTAATGGTACAAATGGCACTAGTGGTACAAGCGGCACTAGCGGTACAAGTGGTACCAGTGGTACAAGTGGATCAAGTGGGTCAAGTGGGTCAAGTGGGTCAAGTGGATCAAGTGGATCTAATGGAACAAATGGTACCAGTGGTACAAATGGTACCAGTGGTACTAGCGGAACAAGTGGTACAAGCGGTACTAGCGGATCAAGTGGTTCAAGTGGTTCAAGTGGGTTAAGTGGTTCAAGTGGTTCATCTGGTACTAGCGGATCGTCTGGCAGTAGCGGAACAAGTGGATCTAATGGCACAAACGGCACAAGTGGTACTAGCGGCACAAGTGGTACTAGCGGCACAAGTGGTACTAGCGGCACAAGTGGATCAAGTGGATCAAGTGGTACTAGTGGATCAAATGGTACAAGCGGATCTAACGGCACAAATGGCACAAGTGGATCAAATGGTACAAGTGGAACGAGTGGTACAAGCGGTACAAGTGGTAGTAGTGGAACAAGTGGTACAAGTGGTAGTAGTGGAACAAGTGGATCAAATGGCACAAGTGGTACTAGCGGATCAAACGGCACAAGTGGATCTAATGGCACAAGTGGTACTAGTGGTACAAGCGGTACTAGTGGTACAAGCGGTACTAGTGGATCGAGTGGATCAAGTGGATCAAGTGGATTAAGCGGTTCAAGTGGATCATCTGGTACTAGCGGATCAAGTGGATCATCTGGTACCAGCGGATCCAATGGAACGAATGGAACAAGTGGATCGTCCGGTACTAGCGGATCAAGTGGATCGTCTGGTACTAGCGGATCAAGTGGATCATCCGGTACAAGTGGATCTAATGGAACAAGTGGTACTAGCGGATCTAACGGTACCAGTGGTAGCAGTGGCACAAGTGGTACAAGCGGATCAAGTGGTACTAGCGGTACAAGTGGATCAAGTGGATCAAGTGGTTCAAGTGGTTCAAGCGGATCAAGTGGCAGTAGTGGTACTAGTGGATCAAACGGTACTAGTGGTACAAGCGGTACAAACGGTACTAGTGGTTCAAGTGGTTCAAGTGGATTAAGTGGATCAAGTGGATCATCTGGTACAAGCGGATCAAGCGGTAGTAGTGGATCATCTGGTACAAGCGGATCTAATGGTACAAGCGGTAGTAGTGGATCAAATGGTACCAGTGGCACAAGTGGCACAAGTGGTACAAGTGGATCTAATGGTACAAGCGGTAGTAGTGGCACAAGCGGTAGTAGTGGATCATCTGGAACAAGTGGATCTAATGGCACAAGCGGTACAAGTGGTAGCAGTGGATCTTCTGGTATAAGTGGTAGTAGTGGAACGAGTGGCACAAGCGGTAGTAGTGGAACAAGTGGTAGTAGTGGATCAAATGGCACAAGCGGATCAAATGGTACTAATGGTACTAACGGTACTAACGGTACAAGTGGTACATCTGGTAGTAGTGGAACAAGTGGTACTAGTGGAACAAGTGGATCATCTGGAACAAGCGGATCTAATGGTACAAGTGGAACAAGTGGGTCAAACGGTACAAGCGGTAGTAGTGGAACAAGCGGTACTAGTGGTACTAGTGGCACAAGTGGTACTAGTGGCACAAGTGGTACTAGTGGATCATCTGGTATAAGTGGAACAAGCGGATCAAACGGCACAAGTGGTACAAGCGGATCAAACGGCACAAGTGGTACAAGCGGTACTAGTGGCACAAGTGGTACAAGCGGTACTAGTGGCACAAGCGGTACAAGTGGTAGTAGTGGATCAAGTGGTACTAGTGGATCAAATGGCACAAGCGGCACAAGCGGCACTAGTGGTACTAGTGGTACGAGCGGATCTAATGGCACAAGCGGTACTAGTGGAACAAGTGGATCTAATGGCACAAGTGGTACAAGCGGCACAAGTGGTACAAGTGGGTCAAGTGGATCAAATGGTACAAGTGGGTCAAGTGGATCAAGCGGTACAAGTGGGTCAAATGGATCAAGCGGTACAAGTGGATCTAATGGCACAAGTGGCACAAGTGGTAGTAGTGGATCTTCTGGTATAAGTGGCAGCAGTGGTACAAATGGAACAAGCGGCACCAGTGGCGTAAGTGAATCAAGTGGATCAAGTGGAAGCAGTGGTACTAGTGGCACAAGTGGATCCAACGGTACAAGTGGCAGTAGTGGTACAAGTGGTACAAGTGGTAGTAGTGGTACAAGTGGATCAAATGGAAGCAGTGGCACAAGTGGAAGCAGTGGTACTAGTGGCACAAGTGGATCTAACGGTACAAGTGGTACTAGTGGTACTAGTGGTACTAGTGGTACAAGCGGTACTAGTGGTAGTAGCGGATCGTCTGGTATAAGTGGGTCAAGTGGATCAAGTGGCACAAGTGGTACAAGCGGATCGAACGGCACCAGTGGGTCAAGTGGATCAAGTGGATCAAGTGGCACAAGCGGATCAAGTGGATCAAGTGGTACAAGCGGATCTAACGGTACAAGCGGATCTAACGGTACAAGTGGCACAAGTGGATCCAACGGTACAAGTGGTAGTAGCGGATCGTCTGGTATAAGTGGTAGCAGTGGAACAAACGGCACCAGTGGTACAAGTGGCACAAGTGGTATAAGCGGATCAAACGGTACAAGTGGTAGTAGCGGATCGTCTGGTACTAGCGGATCAAGTGGATCTAACGGTACAAGTGGTACAAATGGTACTAGTGGCACAAGCGGTACAAGTGGATCTAATGGTACCAGTGGTAGCAGTGGCACAAGTGGTACAAGCGGATCAAGTGGTACTAGTGGCACAAGCGGAACAAGTGGAACAAGCGGCAGTAATGGATCAAGTGGCACAAGTGGTATAAGTGGGTCAAATGGTACTAGTGGCACAAGCGGTACTAGTGGTAGTAGCGGATCGTCTGGTGTAAGTGGATCAAGTGGATCAAGTGGGTCAAGTGGGTCAAGTGGATCAAGTGGGTCAAGTGGATCAAGTGGTACAAGTGGATCAAGTGGGTCAAATGGTACTAGTGGCACAAGCGGAACAAGTGGATCAAGTGGGAGCAGTGGTACCAGTGGCACTAGTGGTACGAGTGGATCAAATGGTACCAGTGGAACGAGTGGAACAAGTGGTATAAGTGGGTCAAATGGTACAAATGGTACTAGTGGCACAAGTGGAACAAGTGGATCAAGTGGTAGCAGTGGTACTAATGGTACTAGTGGTACAAGTGGTATAAGCGGATCAAATGGCACCAGTGGAACAAGCGGAACAAGTGGTACCAGTGGTACTAGTGGTAGCAGTGGTACAAGCGGATTTAGTCGTGATAGTGGTAGCAGTGGTAATAGTGCCACAAGTGGTAGTAGTGGTACAAGTGGTAGTAGCGGTACAAGTGGAACAAGTGGTAGCAGTGGTCAAAACGGAACAAGCGGAACAAATGGAACGAGTGGCACTAGCGGAACAAGTGGAACTAGTGGTAGCAGTGGTAGCAGTGGTATTAGTGGTAGCAGTGGTAGAAATGGAACCAGTGGTACAAGTGGCACAAGCGGAACAAGCGGAACAAGTGGTACTAGTGGTAGCAGTGGTACAAGCGGATTTAGTCGTGATAGTGGTAGCAGCGGTAATAGTGCCACAAGTGGTAGTAGTGGTACAAGTGGTAGTAGCGGTACAAGTGGAACAAGTGGTAGCAGCGGTCAAAACGGAACAAGCGGTACTAGTGGCACAAGCGGAACCAGTGGTAGTAGTGGTAGTAGTGGTAGCAGTGGTACAAGTGGTACAAGTGGTACGAGTGGTCGAAATGGAACCAGTGGTACAAGTGGTACAAGCGGAACCAGTGGTACAAGTGGAAGTAGTGGTACAAGCGGATTTAGTCGTGATAGTGGTAGCAGCGGTAATAGTGCCACAAGTGGTAGTAGTGGTACAAGTGGTAGTAGTGGAACGAGCGGCACAAGTGGTAGTAGCGGTCAAAACGGAACAAGTGGAACAAACGGAACAAGTGGCACAAGTGGAACGAGCGGAACAAGTGGTAGCAGTGGCACAAGTGGTCGAAATGGAACCAGTGGAACAAGTGGTAGCAGTGGTACGAGTGGCACAAGCGGAACGAGTGGTAGTAGTGGTACTGTTGGTACAAGTGGAACAAGTGGTGTAAGTGCTGGTGGAGGTGCTAGTGCTAGTAGTGGAAGTAGTGGTATAAGTGGAACTAGTGGTAGCAGTGGTACGAGTGGCACTAGTGGTATTAGTGCTCCTAGTGGTACCAGTGGAATTAGTGGTGGTAGTTTTACTGATCAGCCTAATTATTTGGTAAAAACTACTGGTCTTACTACGTTACAGAGTGTTAATTTTTTAAGTGTGGATGGTACTACATTAACAGTTGTTGGAACTGTTAGTGCTACTACATTGATAGAAACGTCTAGTGAAAATACTAAAACGGATATTATGCCTTTATTGCCGCCGCAATTGGACAAGATTGTGTTATTGAATCCGGTGACATTTAGGTATAAGAACAACAATGAATTTAGTATTGGTTTGATAGCTGAAGAGGTTGTGAAGATATATCCTGAATTTGTTAGTTATGATGAGTTGGGTAATATATCTGGTATAAATTATAGTAAATTGACAGCTGTATTGATACAGGGTGTTAAAGAATTGAAGCAGATAGTTGATGAACAACAAATAACAATAAATCGATTGATAAATAAATAATTATATTATATGGCAATATTACAAGGTGCTCGAATTACAGGATCAATTATAGCTACAACTTTTATTAAAGCTAGTGGTTTCAGTGGCAGTTTAACTGCTTCTAGATTGTATGTACAAGGATCGGTTGGTATAGGCACAACAAGTCCTGTTTATAAATTGGATGTAGTTGGTTCTGTGTATAGTTCTAATTATTTTTCAGTATTAACCGCAGCAACATATGGTCCAAGTGATAATAGTGCGGCAATGCAAGTGTTTGGATCAACTGGTTCAGGTGGATTAACAAATACTATAAAGTTTGTTACAGTTGGTAGTGAAAGAGTTCGTATTGACAACAATGGTAATGTTGGTATAGGTACAACAAGTCCTACGGGAACTTATGGAAAGTTAAGTGTAGCAGGCGGTATTCGTATATTAGATGATAATAATGCAAAATTAGAAATTGGTAGATATTCAAGTGGTGCATCCAATTCTTATATTAAACTGGGTTCAAATTCTAATAGTTTAAGAATTACTAATAATACTGATGCGGCTGATATCTTTACTATAGAAAATGGTGGTAATGTTGGTATAGGTACAACAAGTCCTAATTATTTAACGGATATACAATCAACAACAAGTCCACAAACTTTAAATTTAAAATTAAATAAAACATCTACAACAAATGACTACGCAGAAATTGCATTTCAATTATGGAGTGGCGCCGGTTCAGGAGCAAATACATTTGGCGGATCAGGAACTTCTAGACCAAGCGTGGTTTTAAGAGCATTAAATGAAAATGGAGGTACCGCTGCAGGTGCTTTTATAGTGGGAACATTTACAGGCGGATCAGATAATTCAACACTGACAGAAAAATTTAGAATTACATCAGTCGGTAACGTAGGTATAGGTACAACAAGTCCAAGTCAATTATTAGAAGTAGCTGGGTCTAGCCCAATAATTAGAGTATTGGCCACATCAGGTAATTCTACATTAAGATTAACTGATAATGGTGTAAGAAATTGGGATCTAAAAGTTGTAGATACTTCAGATTATTTTGAAGTAGGTGGTACATCCGCAACTTCATTGGTTGTAACAGGAGCAGGTAATGTTGGTATAGGTACAACAAGTCCTGTATTTTCATTGGATGTGACAGGTGGTGTTGGATTAAATACATCTGGAACTGGAGTATCCGTAACAATTGGTGCAAATAATACATCTGATAGATATTTACGCATTAGAAATTCAAATGGTAATTTTGAAATTGGAAGTGCTGGAAATCAACATTATTTATATGGTGTTGGTGCTAGTAATTTCTTTACTATCTACACAAATTCATCCGAACGATTCAGAATTGCAGCCGATGGTAATGTTGGTATAGGTACAACAAGTCCATCACAAAAATTAACTATAAATAATGGTTCTTCAACAGGAGCCGGTGCAGTATATCCAATTAGATTATCTGGAGGAACAATGACTAGTGTTGGTGACTCTACTGGTTTATTGTTTATACAAA